GTCCCACCACGGCTTCTTCGCGTTGGGCCGCCACAGCTTCACGTCGGACGGCGGGTTGGCATAGATCAGGCCGTCGAGGATGACCCGCCGCGGCAGCTCCCCGGCGACCGACCGGTAGGCACAGGCGTACTCGGTGAGCTGGACCGACAGGTCGGCGGCTCGGTTGCCCAGCCGCTGCTTGGCGGTCTTCCAGTCGATGACGTCGCCGTCCATCAGCAGCAGGTCGAGGTGGGCATGGCGGATCGATCCAGCGGGGTGCTCCCAGTGGATCTCGAGCTGGCTCTTGAACACCTGCCCGTAGGACGGCAGCACTTCGTCGATCGCCAGCGCGACCAGCGCGTGGGCCTTGGTCAACATCTCGTCCCGGGGATAGAGGTGGTCGACCAGCTCCCCCAGCGGGCGGACCTCGTCCTCGATGGTCAGCTCCAGCGGACGGGGGATCTCCCCCACCACCAGCGACGACAGGTAGCCGTCGACGATCCGACCCACGATCCCGTCAGGGCCCATCCGGATCTCGACCGCGCCGGCCTCGACCCGGGAGCCGAGGTAGGTGCAGGTGTCGTACCGGCTGTCGGCGGAGTACGAGCCGTGGGTCAGGTCGGTGCAGCGAACCTCACCCACGCCGGGCCATCCGCTCCAGCTCCTGCAGCCGACGCCGGATCGAGGCCCGGGTCCGGCGAACATGCTTGCACGAGACCCGGAACTCGCCGGCGGGGCAGTTGCAGGCGATCTCCCCGTCCCCGTTGACGACGAGGATGTAGTGGCTCTGCCCGTCCGACGACAACATCGAGAAGATGGGCCGAGGCCGGACGGCTCGGAGCATGGCGTTGCGTCGAGGCTCAGGCTTCATCGCGGACCTTCCGGACGAACTCGGCCATCTCGCTGGGTGTCCAGTGGCTGGGTAGAGTGACATGCAGATGGACGCTGACCGATGGTTGCGACAGCTCGGCTGTCACGGCCTCGACGTCCTCACGGGTCGGTTCGGGGGTCACGATCGGCTCCGGTCGGTCTTGTGCGAACCGCAGCCAAAGGGTCCGGTTCCCTGAAGGACCAGTATAGCGCCGGTCTACCTCGGGGTGCCGGTTCATCCAGCTCGCCACGGTGGCCCCCACGCTGCCGCGCTGGGGCTTCTTGTCGAACCGGGAGAGGTCGTCCATGGTGATCGGGATCCACCCGTCCTCGCCGGGCGGCTGGACCCGGAGCCATGCGTAGAACTTCGACGGCCGCCCGATGCCCTGCGGCGGTGGCAATCGACGGACCCGGACCGGTCCCGCCGGGCCCCGGGTTCGGGGCCGAACCCGGCTGATGATGTGGCCGGCTCCGCTCATCCCGTTGAGCTTCGGCCGCTGGTCCTCGAACAGGATCCGGATGCCCCGGTAGCCGTGACGGTGGGTGATCTCGCCCGCGGTCCGCATCGCATTGAGGGCGAGGGTCACGTCCTCGAGCGGCAGCCCAGTACCGGTCGCGACTTGGACCGCGCTCTTCCGGGTGTAGCCGTCGGCGTTGGTGTAGGGGTCGAGCCACTGGCGGACGGTGGTCACCATGGCGACGACGCGATCCGGCGAGCTCACAGCGGGAACATCGCTTTGAGCGCCTCGGGGCCCTCGTTTGGACCCACTCGGAGGATCCGCTTACCGCAGGTGATGCAGTGGACGCCGCGATACGGATCGGCTCGCCGGTCCCGGAGGGCCGGCTCGATGACCTCGCACGGCTCCTGCTGAGGGACCATGTGCTGCCACAGGCCACCCGACAGCGAGTCGGGGAGGGCCTTGGGGAGCACGGCCTCTTCGGGGCCATGCTCCGCGCACATCCACACCTTGGCGTGGGTCCCGCCGTCCTCGAAGTGGCCCTGCGCCGAGATGTTGTTGTGGGTGTCCGCCTTCGGGTGCATGACGCATAGGTGGTAGCCGAGCTGGCTCTCACAGGCGGGCTGGACGAGGTAGTCGACGTGGCCGGTGTCGGTCCACTCCAGACCGACGGCTCCGCCGACTCGGGGATAACGAACGTCAGGCACGGGTGGCCTCCAGCTCGTAGGTCCGCCACAGGTTCTTGCCCGGGCCGTCGGCTCGGAGCGAGGGGACCGACTGGTAGACCGCGCCGCGGTCGTTGGTGAGGGTGGGGGCCTCGGCGAGGGCATCACGGTCGTGCTGCCCGCTCATGCACCACCAGCCCGAAGGCAGGGGGGTGAGGCGGAGGCCGTCAGTGGGGCAGGTCGGCTGCCCGAGAGATGGTGTACGCTTTGCCATTGAAGGTTCCTACTCCTTCGTCTGCGAGATGCCTCGGCCCCCAGTGGGCCGGGGCTTTCGCTTACATCAAGTATAGCACAGTGCTAGAGCTGGTCCGGGCAACCTGAGCACGGGCCCGACTCGAACCGCTGTTCTAAAGTACGCACCCTCGCTACAGATTCCATAGTGCCTAGGCGGCCGACGCAGACAGCTCGCGGACCGCGGCCAGATACCGCTCGACCTGACGCTGCGGGACCTTCTCGAGCGATTCGAGCTGGCTGATCCGCTGACGACTCAGGCCGGCGGCCTTGGCAACGTCGATCTGTCGCGCACGGGCTCGAGTCCGCTCGACCCGGAGCTCGATGCCGGACGTGGTCTTGGTCAATCTGTCCTCCCTCTCAGGATGGGGGCTGGGCCCATCCCGGGACTATAGCATGCCGCCAGCCCCGGACGCAACGAAAAGACCCCCAGCTCGTGGATCGTGCCACATTCGAGCCGGGGGTCTGATCGTCTATGTAGGGTGTGAGCCACCCGTTGTACCCGCCGGCTTCAGGGAGAAAGCCGGCAGCGTTATCCGATCGGCAGCGGGGACGCCTGAGCGCCCTTGAAGATGCCGACCGCGGCCAACCCGGCCATCACCCCGTTCATGATCGCCTGCCCGACGGTGGGCGCGTCGACGATCCCCGAGGTCGTGAGCAGGGCCGCAGGGACCGCGAGGGCCACACCGATGCCGACAGACACCAGTACGCCGAACCGGTCGAGGAGCTCAGGGCTCCACTTCAGGACGCGCTTCGCGGCCTCGAAGATGAGCATGACCGCGACGGCGAGGCCGGCGAAGGTCGTCAGCTCAGTGAGTTCCATCAGGGGTGGTCTCCTTCCCGGTTCCTTCGAGTGAGCCGGGCTGGGCGAGACCAGCTATCTTTCCGGCCTCGTGGGACTTGGACGCGACCTTCCACGTCACGATTGCCGTGACGATGGCCGCGATCAGGGTCTGTGCCCCGTTCATGGCGGCGCTGACCGAGTTGACCACCTGCTCGGAGCCCTCCGGCAGGTAGTTATATTGGGGGTCGAAGTAGGCCCAGTAGTAGAACTGGTAGCCGAGCAACCAGACCATCGCGGCGAAGGCCATCCCCAGCACAATGACGAGGATGACGGCCCGGTCGCTCACGGGTGGAGGTGCTTCTCCCACTCGGCGTCCCGAGCGGCAGCACCCTCGGCCACGCCCTCGGCCTTGGACTTGGCCTTCTCCTCGGCGAGCTCCTCGGGCGAGATCCCATCAGGAGCTGGGGGAGCCGGCGGCAGCACAACCTGCGGGTCGGCGGCCGACTTGGGCACGAGGTAGGCGTCATCCCGATAGCCGGTCGGTGCGACGTAGATCCGCGGGACGTAGAACGCGGCGGACTCGCCGACGAACTTCACGAGCGCGGTGGTGTCGACCGACGACCGCTTGGTCAGGGTCACCGTGAACGGCTGCTTGACCCCGCCGGCGCTGTAGTTCCAGCCCTGATACGAACCGACCTCGAGGACGAGCTTGGTGCCCGCCGGATAGCCCTGCGGGATGTTCTCGATGTTGGGCATGGATCCTCCGATCTTCATGTAGCGGGCGTCGTTGGGGTAGTTGCCTCGGGCGAAGGTGTCAGCCACATCGGCCACGGTCGCGGCGTCACCGGCGTACAGGTTCGGGGCCAACGGGTCGAGCCAAACGACCTTGCCGTTGCCGAGAGTCACGACCGCCACGGCATGGAAGTCGAGGAACGCCGGCTGCCAGCGCCGGAGGGGATGGCCGGTCGGGAAGTTCGCCAGCTTGCCAGCCACCGCCACCACCAGCCCGGGTCGGTTGAGCAGAGTCTTGAACGCGGTCGGGGTCATGAACGCCGGCGGACTGGTGATCGTGACCCCGTACCGGGCCTTGGCCTTCTCGATGCCTCCCGCGAAGTTCAGGCGAGGATCACTCCCTCGGAACGCCTTCCGCTCGGGCTCGGTGTACGCCTTGAGCGGGAACGCGGTGAAGCCCGAGCCGACGACGACCATCAGGATCGAGCACCATGTGCAATCGGTCCACCCGACAGACCCAGTGTTGCGCTCGGTCCAGACCGTGGGGACAGACATCAGCTCTCTCCTGCTTCGTTGAATCGCTGCCGCTTTCGGGTCAGGCGGATCTCTTCGATCCGAATCCGGAGCCGACGCCCGACCCCCATCATCACGCACAGCCACGTCCAGTACAGGGCCCGGACGGCCGCATACTCGATCGCGAACGGCTCCCGACTGAAGAGCCCGGTGGCCGCCACCACCATGACGATGATGAAGCCGAGGCCCGCGACCCATAGTTTGGCCGCCCCGTCCTCCCCGATTCGCCAGCGGTACAGGCCCCCCAGCATGGTCCCGAACACCGCAGTGCCGGCAACCCCGGATAGCGTGAGCCCAGACACGATCAACGCCCAGTGCATCAGTCGCCCGGGGCCATCAGGTGTCGGTTCAGGAGCCGCAGGTTCTGCGCCTCGAGGTCGTCGACGCGGATTGCTAGGCGCTCTCTCAATGCCTTCTCCTCGGCCAGTGCCTTCTCACAGGACGCGTTGGCCGCCTCGAGATCATGGATGAGCTCCTCCCGCAGGTCAATGATCCGCTTCTCGGTGTCGTTCGGGATGCCGAGCGTGGACAGCGTCCGGCGCTCGATCAATCGGGTGGCGAGCGCCCCGACGACCGAGACCACGGCGGCGATGATGATGACGTGGATCGGGTCCATCAGTCCTCCAGATCACTGAACAGGAACCGGAGGATCACCACCTCGGCCCGGTGGAGCGTGGCCGACTGGGCCGCGGTCACCGTCGCCGGGTTCGCCGTATAGAACGCCTTGAGGGTCGTGATCGCGTCCTGCACGATCTGGGGTCGTGGCGTGTGCCACTCACCCCGGGTGGCCGTCCACGCATACCCGTCGAGCAGGGTCGTGGCCGCGGCCTCCGTCCCGTCCGGCACCTTCGCCCGGATGCCCTGCGTCGGCGCGTCGACACCGACCCACTCCACGGTGATCGCGCCAGCCCGGAGAGCGTGGAACGCCTCGGTCGGGTCGACCGTCGTGAGCAGGGGGCGGACGATCTCGCTCATGCGACGGTGAAGTAGCCGGCGATGTAGTAGTACACGACCACCGTCGTCGCGCCGCCCAGCGTGAACTCGTAGTCGATCTCGTTGCCGTTGGCTCCGCCCGGGATGAACAGCCCACCAGCCACGTTCCACTGGTCGAGCGCGGTCTGGTAGGCGCGGACGTTGTATCCCGCCTCGGTGTCGGCATAGTTCCCGAACCGAGCGTTGGACCAGCTCGAGGTCGAGATCGTGCCGACGTCGACACGGAGCAGGCACCCTGCTTGGACGAGGACGACCGATCCGTCGGTCGGGAGCCCGGGGATCGCGCCGGTCGTGGTCCGGGCCACGGACGCGCCATGCGACACCGGCGACGACAGGATCGTGTTGTCGATCTCGATGTACCGGGCGAAGCCGCCCTTGAGCTGACCGCCAGCCCGGTAGCCGGCCTCGCCGGGCAGGATGATCTTCGTGTCGATCAGCGGGCGCTGCTTGGCCGGATCGCCGCCGTACCAGCGCATCGAGCCACCGGTGTCGACGCCCCACGGGAATCGGGCCCGCCGATCGCGAGAGCCGAACCCCGACATGAGCCCCCGGTTCGCCATCAGGCGTTTCCGCCGTGGGCGATGACCTTCACCAGCGACTGGTTGCCGGCGATGGTGTTGGTCACCCGGAGCGTGTACGACGCGGTGGGCAGGACGAGCATGTCGTAAGCATGCCAGTCACGATGCGGGGCCACGGTAGCCGACACCGTGACCGCCGCGATCAGGAACGAGTCGAACAGATGGTAGGTCGACCCGTCGTGGATGAAGATGTGGACGAGACCCAGCACCGTCGTGCCCAGCCCACTGACGGAGATGACCTCGACCTTCGTCCCCGGCGTCGCTGCACCGGTCAGGATGGTCGTGACGTTGGAGGGCGCGGTCAGGCTCGTGTCCAGCGTGGCATGGACCGTGCCCGCACCAACGACCGGGGTGCTGTAGAAGATGGGATCAGCGGCCACAGGTCACCTCACGCTACGCATCATGCCGACCCGCTCGGCGAAGCTCGGGACATGGATCCCCGTCGCCGGCTGACCGGCAGCGACCGGCTTGGCGAACAGGTGCTGGGTTCCGCCGAAGAGCAGGCCCCGTTGGCCGATCTCGACCGTATCCGTCTGGCCGCCCAGCGACCCACGAACCCGGAGGATGCCGCCGAAGAAGGCGTCGATCATCACGCCCGAGACATCGATCCGAGCGGACCGACCGACGAGAGTCGGGTGCCATGGCGTCGCCACCGTGCCCGGCTCGTTCATCCATGCATCGGTGTGGAATGACTCGGTCACGCCGCTGGTGCGGGTGTAGACCAGCAGCAGTCGGACCAAGAACATGCCGGGCTCGGTGGTGTACACGATCTGGGGCCGATACCAGCCGTTCGGCGACGCGCTGGTGTCGGTGAAGCTCGCCCCATCAGCGAGGATGTCGGTGCTCGAGAACGCCCGCGACACCCGGAGCCGAAGGTTGCCACCGGTCAGGACCACGTCGGTCTTCACGAACGCGCTGAAGACGTACTGGGTGCTGGGCAGCACCTGCATCTCGTCGTCATCGTCATCGTCGCCGTCATAGCGGTAGGCGTAGATGTACCGGTTGCCAGCGGTGCCCGAGGCGATCGCCATCCGGAGCGACTTCTGGCCGAACCGCCGCTCGTCCTCGTCGAGGAGCATCTCCGGGGTCTGGTTCGACTTCCACTTGTCGGGGAGCACCGCCGACCCGAAGGCGCTGAAGGTCATATCCGGCAAGGACGGCGCGGTCCCGGCGAGGTTGGTCGACAGGCGGACGAGGATGTGGGCGTAGGCATCGATCGTGACCGCGCCGATGGTCGACTTCCAGACGGCCGGGTCGACCGCAGACCCCGAGCTCGAGCCGAAGATGAAGGCCGCGGTCGTGTTGGCCGGCACCGCCGCCGCGCTGAACTGCCATCCCGAGCTGCCTGCCCCGGCGTTGTGCTCGAACTTGGCCTGTCCCCAGCGGACCTTGAACGCGGTCCGGGAGCTCTCGCCTGAGCTCTCGCCGAGGCTGTCCCAGACCTCGACCGTCCACCACCGCTCGGCGGACTGGATCTCGACCGCACACGCGCCCCACTGGGCCGAGGTGAAGGTGCCGTCGACCGTGGTGTCCGACGTGATCCGGTACACCGTCTCCATCGCCTGAGCTGGGGTCGCCTGCGTCTGGTCCGCGAGCTCGGAGAAGCCGGAACCCGGAGCCGATGCGGTCGCTGCCGCGTGGCCGAACGCCCCGAACGCCCAGTTGTCGGCCGACGTGAAGGCGGCCAGTGTCGCGAGCGCCGTGCCGCTGTTGCCGGTGCCAGTGGCCTGCTGCACGATCCCGTGGTTGGTCACCACGTCGACGCCGATGATCTCGTCCAGCGACCAGATCGCGCCGGTCTGGGTCACGCCACCGAAGTTGATGGTCAGGGTGCCGGTGTAGTCGACCAGCGGGACCGCGGTCCAGATGCTCTGGCGGTTGAGGTTGGTGTTGTACGCCACGCTCGAGCGGCTGACGAAGGTCGGGACGCCCGCCCCGCCAGTCACCGAGGAGATGACGTCCGCGGTCGCGCTGCCCTTGCTGTTCTCGACCGACAACAGGTACAGCCGGCCCGCCTTCATCGTGACTGAGGCGGTGACGTAGTTGTTCGCGTCGCTCGAGCTGCCGTTCTGGATGATGTTCGCCGCCGCCTTGGGGCCGAGGCTGTTGCACAGGCCGGCCGTTGCGTCGTGGGTGACGGTCGTGCCCGATCCCACGACGAGGACGACATCGCCCGAGTCGTAGTCGACCGAGCCGCCACTGGACGCCTTGTACGTCCTGATCCGGTACTTCGAGCTCGACTGAGACTCGGCGTCGTTGTAGACGAACTGGAACCGGGGCTTGGCGTGAGCCACGTTGGCCGCCCAGACAGCAACCTCGGCAAGGTTGTGGACGAACGCGAAGTCGGCCATCAGGCAGGCACCCGGGTGCCGATCGTCGGCAGGCTGTTGCCCTTGACGTAGCGGATCGAGCTCCACGCCCCGTCGCCGACCGCATCAGCCGTTCGGCACCGGATCGCGTACCACTGGCCGCGGCTCATCGCGTTCGTCGTGAACGTGATCTGGTTGCCCGAGATCCCGCCGGTCCCGTTGACGACCTGCTGGAACAGGCTCGCCCAGTCCGGAACCACCCCGTAGCCCGAGGTCGTGTCGATGTCGATGTCGTAGCTGGCGCACGGATCGCCGTCCGCGTCGACGTGGTTGAAGACGAGGTTCGGCGTCAGGTCAGTCAGGACCGTGTTGTCGGCCGGGCTCACCCACGTCGGGGCGGTCGGGAGGCTGTTGGCGAGCTGGTAGGTGAGGTAGGCACCCATCGCCCCGGTCACGACCGTGGTGTTGCCGACCATCGTGGTCAGATCGTTCTTGCGGTAGCTGCCGGTCGACCGCTTGCCGAAGAAGATCGCCGCCCCCGCGTTGCGCCGGACGCCGACGATGAGCGAGCCCGAACTCCACACATACGAGACAGCCTTGTTGTACAGATCAGAGCCGCTCGGCGAGAAGGTCCGCTGCGTCGCGGTGTACGTCGCCGACTCGTCCAGCGTCGCCCCCGTGCTGCCCGACCACAGGACGTTGCGGCACGTCGAGCTCTCGCCGTACCCGGCCAACCAGACCCCGACCGCCGTGACGAGCCACGGTCCGCCGCCCGGGTAGCCCAGCACATGCCCGAACGAGACGTACGAGTCGTCGAACGCCTCAGCCGAGTTAGTCGGTTCGCTGGTGTCGCCGAGGGTCGCCATCAGTAGGCCGCGCTGTTCAGGACGAGCTCGGTGCCACCGATGTTGGCGTTGATGTTCATCTCGGCGTCATCCCAGCCGACTGGGGCCCCAGCCGACGTCGTCCATGTCACCGGCGCGAGCTGGCCGTAGGCCGCCAGCTCGAAGCCGCTGTTCGGAATGTTGTTGTGCCCGCCCGGCGAGGTGCCGAGGTTGATCTCGTCGGCGATGATCCCATCGGCGCTGATCGCGGTCGTCCAGTTCGCCCCGTTGTCGCTGGTGAACTGGAGGACGCCGTTCACGAACCGCATCTGGCGACCGGTGTTGTTCGGGTCCTTGATGACCAGCCCATTGAGATCCCAGCGGCCGATCTCCTGCCCGGTCACGTTGTAGACCACGATGACCGGCGGGCTGCCGGGACCACCGACGCTGAAGGTCCCCGTCGTGATCGTGGCCGCGTCGAGGTGGTTGGTGCTCAGGATGTTGGTGATGACCGAGTTGAACGCGACGTCCGCCGCACCGATGTACTGCGGCGAGGCGATGACCCAGTCGGGCGTGATGTTCGACCACCCTGCCTCGGGAGAGTCGGAGGCCACCACGGCGGTCGGATCACCGGCGCTGGTCCGGACGTTGCCTGAGCGATCGATGGCGCGGACTTGGAAGAAGTACTTGATGAGGACCCCGCCAGCAGTCCCCGGGTCGAGACCGTCGATGATGCAGGCCGTGCTGTCAGGTCGAACGGTCGTCCACTGCGCGGTGTCCGGCACCCCGGAGCCGGGAGTCGACTCGGGGGCGTAGCGAACCTCGTACGCGAACAGGTCCGACTCGGTGTTGCGGGCCCAGCGCAGGCCCACCAGCCGATAGCCGGAGATCGCGGTCAGGCCCGTCGGGATGGCCGGGGCCGTGGTGTCCTTGGCGACGACCACACTGTCGATCGCGGTGAACGCTGACGCGTTGCCGCTGTCATCGATGGCCCGCACCCGCCCGGCGTAGTACCAGTTGGCGAGGACGTCCTCGGTGTAGGAGCTCGTCGGGCGGCTGCGGAACGTCGTGGGGGTCAGGAAGCTGACTGCCGTGCTCGAGGTGGGCGCGACCGCACCGGCCCCCTCGGACGTGATCTCGACGTTCGAGCCGGTGGTGGTGGTCGTCTGGGCGTTGGACTTCGGATCGTCGTGCCGGCTGGCATAGACCTTGTAGGTCGTGATCCCCGGCTTGGCGGTGATGTTCACGAACAGCCGCTGGCCGGCGTTGACCGTCTGCAAGATGACGTCGTCGGTGTGGGTCTCGCCACCGACCAGTCCCTGCCCAGTGATCCGAACCCGGTAGTCGCCTGCCGCCAGTGAGCCACCCGTCCCCGAGGCGCTGACCGAGAAGGTCACGTCCCCATCGATGGCGCGGTCGAACTGGAACTCGTAGGCATCGAGGTCGATGTCGGCGACGGCGTTCCACGTCCCAAGCAGGTACGGGCGGAAGGTGCCGTCGGGGGCCATCGTCTGGCCCGTCGTCAGGTCCAGCCCAGTCGGCACCGCTGGAGCGACGGTGTCGGTCCCCGGAGGTGGCGGCAGGTCGACGTCAGAGCCGGGCTGGAAGGACCCCGACAGGGCGGCAATCATGGCCCCGAGGTCGTCCTCCGGCTCGCCGAGAGTGACCTCGTACACGGCGTTGTTGTTGCCGAGGAAGGTCGTGTCCAGCTTGGCGATCCACTCGATCGACTGGAGCCCGAGCACCTCGTGCTCGACGATCTGCCACGTCCCGGCATCGAGCCCGGCATACGTCGTCTCGTAGGTCGCACCCAGCCGAGGGAAGGCGTACTTCCGGAAGACCGTCAGCGCCTTCTGGTCGATGTCGGCCGCCGTCGCCATGTCCCCGTCGTTGAGGATGCCCTCGAACTTGGCCCCGTAGTAGGCGATCGAGCTCGCAAACTCCCGCCACTCGGTGATCCCGTCCCCCCGACACAGCAGCCGGTTGATGGGCTTGGTCGCGTCGGTGGCCCGCTGAAAGCCGATGACCGAGTGGGTCGTCGTGCCATCCGGGGTGGTGTGGACACCCCAGCCGGCGGTCTCCTGCGCGAGGGCCATGTTGTCATGGCGCACGGTGCCGGTGAAGTTGTTCGCGCCGCCGAGCATGACGACGACCTTGGTCGCCGTCGCCGGTGCGATCAGGACCGCCTTCTTCCGGAACCACGCGCTGGTCCCCATCCCCGTCCCATCGATGGTATCGATCCGCTGAGAGACCGAGCCGCTGTTCTGCCAGTCGAGCCGAACCGCGGCCTTGTCGGCGACCGACTGCCACATGTCGACGAAGAAGAAGTACCGCTTGGCAGCGATGATGCCGGAGACCGTCTGGGTCGACTCGTGCCGGCCAGACCCGTTGCCGGTGGTGATGAGCGCATAGTCGCCCGTGCCGCCCGGGCCCACGTCCGCCGTCCGGACCGCGGATCCATCAAGCGCCCAGCTCGCCGCGTCGATGTCCCAGCCGGTGTTCAGAATCTTCTGGGTGGCGAGCGGGTCGCCCCAGTGGATCTTCTTGTCGTCGTCGACCCAGTAGGTCGTGCCGCCGACCTCGCGAGACAGCTTGTCGAGCGCCTGTCGGAGGCTCAGGCCGGAATAGTCGATGTCCCACGTCACCGTCTCGGTGGTCGACACGAACGTCGCCGACTCGAGGGCGGAGTGGTAGGCGGCGATGGCCTGCACGTCGCTCGCGTCGGACCGCGACCCGGACCGAACGAGGGTCTCGATGACCCGGTGATCGAGGAGCGAGTCGAACGACTGGCACTTCACCAGATAGTCGATCGACAGCCCGTTGATCTTCGGCTTGAGGGTCGCGATCTGGCCGCCGAAGACCTTCACGCCACCGTCGGTGACGATGACCTCCTGCCGCTCGCGGAGGGCGATCGGCGTCGCCCCGGTCAGCCGCGATTCGTCGAGGAAGTGGAAGGTGAAGATCCCGTTCAGCCGGTTGGCCTGCTTCTCGATCTTCCCGTTCTGAAGCTGGACATACGCCGTCCGATCGACGGCATTGATGGTGACGACGACGGCCACCTAGCTGATGGCCCCCACTTGCCCCTGCGCCAGCCCGACCCCAAGCAGCCGGACCCGCTCCGCGGTCTGCCGGCTGATCTCGGAGATGTCCTGCTCGGTCCGCACCGAGTCGGCCCCGTAGTAGTTGTTGATCGTGACCATCGGGGAGCCGCCGCCACCAAAGGTTCCACCCGCGCCGATCCCGCCCCCGGCCATGGACGGCGACGGGATCTCGGACGGCATCAGGTGACCCATCGCCCGGTCCATTCCGCCGGCCGTCTGGCCGATGCCCTTGATGATGCCCTCCATCCACGCCACGCCGATGTTGAACCCGCCCTCGTCGACGTTCTTCAGGGGGCCCTCGGGCGGTGGCGAGCTGCCCTCCATGACCTTCTTCAGGGAGCCCATCATCATCTGGAGGGCGTACATCTTGCCGCTGATCCCCCCGATCATGCCGGTCATCCACGCGTCGGTGATGGCCTTGCCCCATGACGAGGCCAACGGCAGCGGGATGTGCAGAGCGTTGGTGACCGAGGTCTCGATCTTCGGCGCATCACTGACCAGCGCCGGGTCCAGACCCTCGTACAGGCCGTGGCCCACCCGAGCTCCAGCCGCCGCCATCGCGGCGTGGTGAGCGTCGTACTTGGCGATGATGTCGATCGCGTTCTGATCGCCCAGCTCGGCCGCCTCACGGAGCCCCGGCAACATGCCCTGAATGATGTTGTCCGGGATGGCCCCGCCTTCAGTGAACCAGTCGGGGTGAAGCGACTGGAGCGTCGCCAACGAGTCGGTCATCGTCTCGAGGACCGCCGCTTCGACTGCCGGGGCGTTGGAGTTCAGGCCATCGATCAGGCCCTGACTGAGCAGATAGCCCATGGCGTTGGCCTCCATGGCCTGCCGGGTGAGACCGATCTGCCACGCCTCCCCGATGGCGGTGATCGCCTCGTCCCAGTCGTCGATGGTGGCGAGGATCGCCCCGCCCAGCTCCATCGGCACACGCCGGGCTTCCATGATCGCAGCCAGTCGGGCCTCTTCCATCTTCTTCGGGAGCTGACGGGCGAGGGCCTCGGCGCTGGCCCCGAACATCGTGGTCCCGTCGGCGAGGGTCAGGGCCATGCCGTTGGGGAGGGTGCGAACCTGCTCCATGATCTCGGTGATCGGCTGCACCATGTACTCAGGCAGGGTCTCGGTGAAGGTCTTCAGCAGGAAGGTGACCTCTTCGGTCTCGTGCGCGAAGCTCTCCCGCCACGCCTCGAGAGCCTCTTCGCTGGCGAGCGACAGGCTGCCCATCCCGCTTTCGAGGTTCCGGATGTAGTACAACGCCTCGTCCGAGGACATCCCCGTCCGATCGGCCACCTCAACGATCTGTTCCGAGAGCTGCTCGAGGGTCATGCCGAGCTCCTCCGCGACCCCGCTAAGGGTATCGAAGGTCATCGTCCAGCTCACGACCGGCGAGTTCGCCCGGCGAGCCACCTCGGCCACCGCCAGCATCTCGGCGCGAGTGAACTGCCCGCCCCGGTGCGCCTCGAGCGCCATCTGGTTGAAGCCGTCGACGATCTCGCCGATGAATGGGATCGCAGCCACCGCAGCGACCTTGATCCCCATCATCGCCAGCGCCGCGCCCTTCGCCGAGGACGCGAACGCGATCATCGCCTTGGTGAGCTGGACCGAGATCAGCAGAATCAGGGCGGGCAGGATGTACTCGATGTTCTCAAGCCAGATCTCGACCAGCGGCATCATCATGCTCAGGACGTCGCCAATCGACTCCGCGAGCTCGGTCATGGCTCGGGCCGTCTGGGCCGTGAACCGCGTGACCTTCTCGGTCGACAGGAAGTTCGCCATCGCCAGCGTCCCAGCCGAGATGACATCGAAGAACGGCTTGAACGCCGAGCTGATGAGAATCGTGACGCTGTCCTTGACCGTCGACATCGCGCCCTCGAAGGTCTGGGACTGGGCGGCCATCATTCCGCCCATGTTCCCTTCCTCGATCGCGGTGGTGATCGCCTTGATCGCGGTCTCGGCATCGATCTTGCCCTGCTCGGCCATGAGCTTCGCCTGCTGCACGGTCAGCCCCATCGAGTCGGCGAGCATCTTCCACGCCGGGATACCGATCGAGGCGAGCTGCATCATGTCCTGCCCAGTCACCCGGCCCGCGGCCCGCATCTGGCCGAGGGCGTAGACCACTCGGAAGACGGCGTCTTCGCCGGCACCGAGGGCCGCGACCGCATCGCCGGCGGCGGTCAGCAGCGGGATGACCTCCTTCGCCTCGAAGCCCATCGCCATGATGAGGTTCGCGCTCTTCTGGAGACCCTCGAACTGGAACGGCGTGGCCTTGCTGAAGTCGAGCAGCTCGTCGATGAACTTCTCGGCCTTCTGGGCCGAGCCCAACATCGTCGTGAACCCGATGCGGGCCTGCTCCATCTTCGCGTTGAACCCGATCGCCATATCCCCGAGCATGGCGAGGCCCTGCTGCATCTTCTGGAAGATCTGCTGGCCGAGTCCTTGGAAGACACCGGTGATTGCGTTGCCGAGGAAGCCCATCGACTTGTTCGCGCTCTCGGCGTTGCGGGTCATCCCTTCGAGGGAACGACCAACCGACTGGATCTCACGCGTGGCGAGATCCTTCGCGACCATATCGATGCCGACTTCTTCTCGACGGGCCAACGCTCACTCCTTCGATCGCCACTTGGCCCGGACGTCGAAGAAGAGCTGGGCCCGCTCCACAAACCAGTGGGGCGTAGCCTGCAGCTCGTCATACGTCCAGCCCATGGTCTCGCACAGGATCACGTCCCTGACCCAGTCAGGGACCGCCGCGAACTCGCCCTCTAGGGCAGCAGTGAGCTCGCGGCGAAGTCTTCCCCCTTGGTCTCACCGTTCGCCTCCGCCGGGTCAGCAGCATCCGACAGGTTCTCGTCGTCGGCCCCAACCAGCTTCGACAGCTCGTTGAGCAGCTCGGGACGGAGGCCATCGAGCAGGGCGTCGGCGTTCTGGCGGTCCCAGATCACCGGCTTGCCGTTCTCGTCGAACAGGGTCCAGTCGACGATGCCCTCGATGACCCTGATCCGGGCCGACCGGCCGACGTCAAACTTGAAGTCCTCGACCCGACCCCGGCGGTCCATCTTCACCGAGGTCGCCTCGGACGTCATGCGCGTGACCGCCGAGTGCGGCAGCCGCTTCCAGAAGATGATCTGCTCGCCCTCGGCGAGACCCTCGGTGAAGATCCCGATGTCGTCTCGACGACGGACCTCTGCCGAGCGGAATGTTCCTGATCCCATTGATCCGGCTCCTTGTGGTGGCCCCCGAGGCATGGAGAAACCCCCTCTCTCGGGCGGGGGGACGGCCCGAGAGAGGGGGGTATAGAACGGGACCGGTCAGCAGCTAGCCGACGAAGGTCGCGTAGTCGACGGTGCTCTTCAACCGCGCCACGGCGAGGCTGGCATCGCTCGAGTTGTACAGGGCCTTGCCCTTGACGTTGATCGAGGGCAGGTCACTGTCGGTGTCCTCGACCGCTTCCTCGAACATGACCGTGCCGAGCTTGATCTCAAACTCGGGGTTGGACGATCCACCGATGGTCGTCGACAGATCCTTCCACAGGATCGTGAGCGCGTCCGTGGTGTTGTTCTTGAAGTCGTTGTACTCGTCGAGCGAGTCGAAGTCGAGGGTCAGGTCCCACTCGACCATCCGCGTCCCGATCGACACCTTGGTGATGTCCTGCGAGTTGCTGATGGTGTGGAACGGCTTCCGGTTGCGGGTGATCGTGATCGACCCCTTCAGCAGGTCGGCGTAGGTGAGGGCCACGCCCTCGAAGCTGACCTGCCCCGACCAGACCGGGATCGGTCGGGTCGTGCTGAAGCTGAAGCTCGGGGCCCCAATCGTGGTCCGGGCCTTCCCGACACCAGCGAGGGTGTAGGAGAGCTGGCCCTGAATGTCGAAGTTGATCGTCATCCGGTCGACGTTCGCATTGAGGACTTGGAAGCCCTGCACCGAACGCCGCGGCTGATCGAACTGGAGCGACAGGGACGCTGGGTCCACGCCGAGCTTGAAGGTGTTGTCCCGGATCGTGTCCACGATCGACGACGTCGCCAGCGCGAACGCGCTGTCCAGCCAGAGACCGAACGTATCGTGGTAGATGTACGACTCGTCGACCGACCACTCCTCCCAGCGGATGCCGGTCATCGTCGAGAAGTTGACGTCCTGCCCGTTCCGTCCCTCCTCGGGCGACATGTTCTTCTGCTTGTGGACCGACTTGAACCCGGCGGCCATCGAGGCCAGCGAGCCGGCAAGAGTCCCGTGGGTGACCGACTCGCGGCCGACCTTGACGCCGATGGACATCAGTCATCGTCTCCTGTGTTGTCGCCCGAGTCGTCCTCGAGCTGGTCCGGTTCCGATGGCTCGGCGTCATCCGCCGGTGCAGACTCCTCGACCGGGGGCTTGAGGGCAGCCAGCTCGGCCGCCACTGCCTCGTGGTCGCAGGACTTCTTCGGAGCGTACAGCCCCGAGTCGATCAGTCGCTCCGCCTCGCCCGGCTCCACGTCGTGGAGATCCGAGGTCGGGACGCCGATGATGTAGTGCTCCCCGTCGCCGATGTACTCGAGACAGCCGGGCTTGGTGGGAGCCTTGGGCTTCGCCATGGATTCCTCCTAGGTCGCCTGAATGGTGACTTCGATCCAGCCGGTGAACCGGATCTCGCAGTAGTGGACGACCATGTCTCCGAGGGCCACCGGAGCCCCGTCAGCCGGGAGGGTGACGTCGCATGGATCATGATCCTGCATGGTCCCGCTGAGGGACCGCTTGGCGTCGATCGCGTCCATGACCGCCTCGATCAAGTCGCGGAAGATCACGTCGGTCGTGCCCTCGTTGATCGTGAGGTGGCCGCGGACCAGCCACGTCGACTCGCGCATGACCTTGGTCGACATCGCGGCGATGTTCCGCGGCTTCCGCTCCTCGGCGATGAACTGGACCGTCCATGCCCGAACGTGCGGGCCAATCGGCGCGATGTCTGCGGTCAGGGTCTTCACGAACCCCGCCCAGTCCTTCATCGGGTACGGCTGATGGTCGAGGACGACCCCCACGTTGGTGACCGCTCCGACGATGGCCGCGAGCGCAGCAGCTTGGTTCGAGATGATGCTCACTGGATGGCCTCGATGACTTGGGAGATGCCCCGCTGCATCAGCACGGTGACTCTCGGCTGGGCCTTGTCAGCCGCCCGGCGGACGTACTCGTTCGGCCGGGTGCCCCGGATCGCGATGGCATGGGCGATGGCGAACGCCGCCCGACGGTTCTCCGGCGAGCCCATGACGTAGCCGAGGACTCGCGACGCCCAGTAGGCGATGGCGTCGATCGGCGGGAAGTGCGGAGCCGTGCCGCTCACCACGAACCCGGCGTACAGGGACGGCGAGCCGACCGGCCCGACGAACCCCGTCGTGCCCAACGGAGACAGGATGAGCTGGGTCGACTGACGAAGCAGGGCGGTGGCCCCCACCGGGGTCGCGTTGACGAGCTCGTACTGGACGTACGGCGCAGCCTGCGCGATCGCGTGGCGCTGCATGGTCGCCACCATGGCCGGCTTCTTCAGCTCGTTGCGGATCGCCAGCGGCAGCGCCCCCATGTGGATGGTGACCTCGAGGACCGCTCGGCTCACCGGGTAGCCCGGCGATGGAACAGCCAGTCGCTCCGGCCCGAGGGCACGAAGTCCCAGTTCGCAATCTGGCTGGCCGGTCGTGGGCCGGCGGCCCCGGAGACTCCGCCTCGCGGACCTTCGCCCGCGACTCCGAGGCCGACGGCTTCTCGGTAGCGGTCCTCGTATCGCTTGGCGATGTCGCGCCACTCCTGCGGCTTGGACCGGTAGGAGGTGACCTCGCTGTTCAGGATCGGGTCAGTGGCCTGCGCGTACTTGCCGGCGATGGCATCCGCGCTGATCGAGGCGGTGAGATCCCCGACGGCATAGAAGTGCCGGTCAGGGACGGTCGTGTTGATGGCCGCGGCGGCGACCACCGAGCTCGCGGTGAACGAGACCCGGAAGAGCTGGAGGTTGGCCGGCTGGTCGTACAGCCAGAGGATCTTCTCGGTCCCATCGGTCTGGAGATAGACCCGCACCCGGCGGTCATCGATGAGGGATGGCGGCTGCTCGCTGATCGGGTACTCGATCGAGCGCATCGAGCTGAACCCAACCTCCCAGCCGGTCGGCATCGGGGACAGCATCGTTCCATCGGCCGTGACGTCCTTCACCACTGACCGGGGAACGTCGATGCTGTAGCGACGCTCGGCCACCCGGAGGAACGCGGTGACCTCGGTGTCGGTCAGGAGCTGCTCGGTGGCGGTGTCTCCCAGATCGCGCAGGACTCGCCAGACATAGGTGACGGCGTCAGCTTCGGTGAAGGTTGCCACTCATCTCGCTCCTGTTGATCCGCGATCACGGGCTCCGGAAGATCCGATGCCCCTCGTGGTGTTGCCGACTCGGACGCGGGCTCCCGACGACCCGGCCAGCCGGACAACCGCGTCACCCCGGCCTCGACCTTGGTCGCTCAGTCGGCCCGTCGCCAGACTGATGCCATCGCTGGCCCCATGCAGATGAAGGAACAATCGCATGGCGGCGAGGGCCTGTGTCTGCCCATCGCTCGTGCCATGCAGCGGAAGCTGGCTGCGGATGAACCCGGCACTGCTCCCGACGCCGGCGACTGCTCCGTGCAGCGGCACCGCCCCCGAGAGATCGGCCACGGCGGTCGAGGTCCCCGAGCTGGTCGCTGCCAGCGGGACCGCCCGACGCAAGAGGCCCGTGCTCGTGCTCGTGCCCGACGAGCTGCCCGAGAGGGCGACCTGACCCGCGGCGGCGAGGATGCCGGTGGCGACCGTGACGCCAGCACTGGATGCCGACAGGGGGACAGCGCGACGGACGAACCCGACCGCCGACGCCACGCCCGCACTGCTCCCGACCAGCGGGACGCTCCCAGACAGATCGGCCACCGCAGCCCCGGTGCCGGCCGAGGTGCCCCGCAGGGCTACCGCGATACGTCCGAAGGCAGTCGCCGCCCCAGAGCCGGCTGACGAGCCGCTCAGGGGCACGGAGCCAGAGAGACGAGCCAGCGCCACCCCGACTCCCGCCACCGTGGAACGCAGGGCGACGGCGATCCGGATCGATCCGCTCGCCGTCCCCACCCCAGCGGTCGTAGCAATCAGGGCCTTGAAGATGGCGAGGGGCCCGGCGGCAGCCGTCGAGCTGCCGGCGGTGGATCCGACCAACGGTCGGCTGATAGCGAGTGGGCCGGCTGCTGCAGTGGCAACCCCGGCGGTGGTGCTCGTGAGCTTGAGCGCCCGACTCAGGCTGGCACTCGCGGTGGCGACGCCAGCCGTCGTTCCCTTGAGCCCGATGGTCCGGGTCAGCCCCGCCGTCGCCGTCGCGACGCCAGCAGAAGAACCGACCAGCGCAACCGGACCGCCCGAGCCTGACCCAAAGAACGCCCGGTAGCGCATGACCCTAGGTGGTCGGGATCGACATCACGAAGTCCGACCACTCCTTCGGGCTGGTCTGGTCGACGCCTACGATCGTCACCACGTCGGCGTTCATCTCGGACGCAGACAGCTCGAGCAGGACCAGCACAGAGCTCGCCGGGCTCACCGTCGGCTGGGTCGCGAGGTTGGTCAGCCCACCGCCATCCTTGTCGACCTTCCAGTCACCGGACGCGATGGTCGGGTTCGACTTGAAGTTCCCCGGGTTCGCGAAGTCACCGAGCGCGACTCGGAGCTTGAACTCCTCGTTCTTCTTCGGCGGGTTGTACGGGGCAGCCATCAGACGACTCCTGCGACGTAGATCGTTTCGGGCTGGGACAGCGTAGCGATGAAGATGATCTGGTCGACCGTGATGTCGCTGTAGTACATCACGCCCCACCGTCCATCAGGCGCTCGGGGCGAGGCGAGGATCTGGCGCAGGTTCTTCACCGAGCCGGTGATCTGGGTCTCCGGGCCCCACGTCGAGCCGGCGTCCATCGTGCCCTTGCACCAGATGTTCAGCGCCGACTGGAACGTCTCCGAGCCGTCGGTCTTCCCGCCGTAGAACACCCACCAGTTGTTCGCGTTGTCCTCGTTGATCGCGATCGCGGCCATGCCCTGATCGTCGGTCGAACTGGACACGACGTCGGTGAGCGCGGTGATCGCCGAGGCCGTCACGGTCCATGCCCGGAGCCGGGAGGACGCCGTGTCGACGTTGCTCCACGCCACCAGCACGATCTGACTGTTCGTCAGGTCGGTGGCCGCGTCGAAGTGCGGGAACGCGGTCGTCGCCACCGAGTCGGTCATGCTCGTCGCGATGCTCGTCTCGGCCCACGAGTTGCCGCTGTCGTCGTACAGCTTGCGGCTGATCTCGTTGGCGCTCGCGTCCCAGAAGATCGCCATGCAGTCCTGCGTGTCGGCCGCGGTCAGGTCCGGCAGCAGGATCATCTGGTCGGTCGTGGCGATCGCCTCGTCCACCGTCCGTGCGGCGTCCCACGCCCCGTTCGGGACGTTCGCGTTCGGCAGCCGGAAGAACCCGCCCTCGGTGCCGGCGTCGATCACCGTCTTGCAGTAGACGTTCCCGCCGACCGCTCGCGTGATCGACAGGTGCCCACCGCCAGCCGTGCTCGCCCCGAGGAAGATCGTGGTCTGGGTCGAGAGCGCGTCGGACGACTCGGTGTTGATCGTGCGGTACAGGGTGTCGTCGGTGGCGGACTCCTGATACGCACAGTGAATCAGACCCGCGGCGATCCCGGTCCAACGGTCGTACCAGATCGCCAGCGCGGTCACCGTGCCGGTGAACACGGTCACCGGGTCGGACCACGAGATCCCGTTGTCGTCCGACTTGCAGAACACGACGTCGCTCGCCACGTTCACATAGACGAGATACCAGACCCCACCCGGCGTCCGGATCGTGTAGCTCGTCCCGGCCCCGTTGAACTGGGCCGCAACGGTCGTGTCGACGAGAACGCCGGCGCGTCGCGGCACCCCTTAGTCCTCGGTGACGTCGAGATCTCCGATGGCGAACGAGGCGGTATCCCCGTCGTTGACAGCCTTGTTCGGGCTGACCGCGCCCCAGTACAGCAGCGCGTCGTTCGTGATGTGGCTATGAATCCCGAAGTGGGTGACCGTGCCCCAGTTCCCACCGGACGCTGCCGGGAAGGTGATCGCCACTCCGTTCGCCTTTGCCCCGCCGCTGGCGTTCGGCCAGTTCGTCGAGTTGTTGGTCAGCGCGACCCGGGCGTACCCGTTGCCGGCCACCTCAGTGCCACCCCCGGAGTCCGACGGGGCAGCGGTGTAGAGGGCGATGTAGACGGTGCCCGCTGCCGTGTAGTTGGTCGCGCCCAACACCTCGTCGAGCAGGGCGTTCTCCAAGGTGTCGCTCTTGCCAGCCATGCGGCCTGTCTCCTTCTAGGGGGTGGACGGTTGTCGGGGGACGAGAGCAGGGGGCCCCGAGGGAACCGGACTCGTGACCCACTGCTCCCGTCCTCAGACGGGAAGCTCGCCTAGGCGAACTGGATGATCGTGCTGGTGACCGTCCGTCCACTCGGGAGCTGGACGTTCAGGTAGAACCCGCTGGTGCCGGAGTGAGTGATGACGACGTCGATGTCGCCATCCGCCTCGCTCAGGAAGATCCCAACGAGGTCGTCGATGGGCTCGGCCATCAGCGTTCCGTCGGTGCCGACTGCGAGAGTGCCCGGATCGGCTGCCACGGTGTCACCGGTGGCGTCCGAAGACAGCCACATGGTGACCACGGTCCGGCTCGCCGCGTCGACCCCGCTCTCGCGGAGCTGGACCGCCACGGTGATCTGGTTGGCTCCGGGGACGCCCTCGGCGCTGATCGTGAACCCGACGTCGTTGACGCCTTGATCGGTATGGACAGCAGGCATCAGGCGATGACCCCCGCCGCCCGCAAGGCAGCCAGCAGCGCGTTCTGCTTATCCGCGAGGTCCCGGAAGTTGTTGTTCAGCACGGTCTGGCTGAACGATCCGGTGACGTCCGCGATGGTCCCATCACTGGTCCCCACGCTGACCGTCAGATCCGCGACCGTGGTCGGGGGCGTCCCGGCGGGAAGACCAGCGGTGATCCCGCCGGGGAAGTTGGTCTTTGGCATAGGTCTCCTCGTACCTCTCGAGCAGGACGGTGAGGGGCCCGAAGGCCCCCCACATCCGACTCAGCTCAGGGCCTAGGCGACGACTGCGCCGAAGAACCCGCGGTAGTCGATGACCGCTCCGCCATAGATGTGGCGGATCTTCCACGTCAGCTTGTCGTTGCTGAAGACCGACCCCACGGTGGGGCTGTCCTGCAGGAAGAGCTCCGGCTCCTCCCGCCCGTTGAAGAACGCGATCTCGATGGTCGGCACGTCGCCCTTGTCAGCGACGAGGAACCAGTTGTTGTTGTCGGTGAAGTAGGCCACCGGGATGACCGACAGGCCGAAGGTGCGAGCGAAGTTCAGCGTGTTGTTCGCCGAACCCACCTCACGGTCGGTCTGGGTCAGCTCGTATGCCGTCTGCTCCAGATCGTTCGGGACGATCAGGTAGCGGGGCACGAGCCCGATCTTCTCGGCCGAGCCTGCCTCGGTCTGGTTCTTCATGACCAGACGAGCTGCCGACAGGGATGCGGCTCCCAGCGCGGTCGACCCAAGGTTGCCACCGTGCGACGCGTGGAACAGGGCCACCGCGTCGTAGATGTTCCCGTTGGTCGCGAGGAAGTCGAAGACGAACTTGTGCAGGGTCCGCGCTGCAGCCCGACCGAGCTTGGTCGGGATCGCCCGGAGTGCGCCCAGATCGTCGTTCGCGACGGCCTCGAGGGTCAGATCCTCGGTGCCGCCCTTCTTCGAGATCGCGTAGGTCGCCTCTTCGTCGCCCGGGGTGGTCAGGGCCGTGTAAGGGCCACCTTCCGCCACGGTCGGCAGGTTGCCGTACCCACCCATGCGGGTCCGGCGCTCAGTCCGGAAGTCGCGCTTGGGCACGATGTCGACGAGCGGCCGCCACTGCTGGTCGAGCGCCGCCATCGTGTACTGGCGAACCATCTGCCGGGTGATCGAGTCGGCCATGATCTGGTCGAACGTCGACGAGATGACAGACTCGGTGAGTCGGCCTCCCGGCTGGTAGCGACCAGTCATCCCGGCATCGCCGGTCAGACTGACGTAGATCTCACGGAACGAGTCGTTGGACTCGCCCTGCAGGATCTTGTCGATCGCCTCGGTGATCTGGTCCTGCTCGCCCTTCATGTCGGACGTAGCGGGACCGGCGTCAGTCACGAGCGCCGGGTTGAACGAGGCGACGTAGTCGGCCTCATCCTTGACCAGCTTCTCGATCTCCGACTCGGACAGGGCCTTGCCCTGAGCCGTCGAGCGGACGCGGTCCTTCGACTTCTCGGGCAGCTTCGTTCCGGCCAGCTTGGCCTCGACGAGAACCGGCGTCATGCGGACGCCGATTGCCTCGGCGACTCGAGCGTCGAGATCCTCGGGCCCCGGCTCCGCGGGCTCCTCGGGCTTCTCGGGCGGCTCATCTTCTGAAGTCAGGGCGGTCCCGTCCACGAGAGACTCGTGGAGCTCGGGCTGCTCTTCCTTCAGTTCGTCCGGCAGAATCGTGCCGGACGCGAGGCCCTTGACGGCCTCAGCCACGGATGGGGTGCCCACAGATGGGACCTCCTTGCTTGCCACCAGCCGGAGCGGAACGCCACCGGCAGCGGGACTGACCACCACGTCGACCGAGTCGATCGAATCGATTCGGGACACGTCGTGGATCGGACGGTTGGATCGAGCTTCGCGCATCACTTGCACTTGGCCGTCACCGACGATAGAGAACCCGACGAGGTCGGGCTTGCCGCGCCTGATGGCATCGGCGATCAGGCTCCGGAGCCACGGCGCGGCCTCGGAGATGTGGAAGTTGGCCGCGATGCCCTCGACCGTCTTCTTCCCTCCCGGGAGAGAGACGTCGGTGACATAGCGGGGATCGGTGTACCAACCGACCAGAGACTTCACGCCACGCTCGGCGCTGTTGTGATCCGGCCCGTTGGCCGCGAACGCCCGAGCTCCCTCGAAGAGGGGCAGGGCCTCGCGCAGCACCTCGGGTCGGTACTGGCGACGGTTCGCGCTGACCCCTGCCTTGATGAGCAGGACGTCGACGACCGAACCGGTCATGGACTCGGAGAGCAGTACAGCCCCATCGAGGGCCTCGCTCACTCCCCAGTCGTCTGGAAGCATGTCGGTCGCTCCTAGGGCACGAGCCCGCTTGATGATGTGCCGCTTCGCCGCGGCGGGGTTCTTGGACCGACCGACCAGCTTGATCGCGTTGCCGAGGTCTTCTCGGTTGACGATCGGGAAGCTCCCGTCGGCCATCGCTTTGCCCGAGTCGGCCAGTTCCTCGCGCCGGGCGGTGTTGAAGTCGCGCTCCTCGAGTCGCATGGACTACTCGTCGGAGGCCGGCTCCGCGTCAGGAGCTGCCGCGTCGTCCCCGCTGGTGTCCATCGGGGCGTCTGCGCCCTCGGTGGAGTCATCAGCGTCCGGAGCGGCCGGCTCAGGGGCTCCGTCGTCCTCGGCCGCAGCGTCATCCTCGGCGTCCTCGTCGTCGACGGGCAGCGACGGGCCGGTGGTGATCTCGGCTACGCCGTCGGCGACCCGCCACTTCCGACCTGCGCTGGTGACCACCCAGAACGCGTCGTCGTGCTCGGCGGTGGCGACGACCTCCTCGTCGTCCTCAAGCAGGATGAGGCTCATCGGGTCAGCGTCGGCCTTCTCGGTCTTCTTGCGTGGGGACATCGGTAGACTCTCCTCGTGCAGGCGTGGCGCGTCATCGGACGCTGGGAGCGGTCCGAACAGAACGAACCGCGATGGACTGGGTTCTGGATCGTGGACGCCATCAGCGCCCAGCGGTACTGGATCAGCCCGCGACTGGTGCCGGCTCCCGAGGAGCTCGGCGATCAGGACATCGATCTGCCGACCGTCATCGCCGACAACGTCATGGACGCCGGGCGGATTCTGAACCGGATGGTGAAAGACCAGCTCGGTCCTGAGCTGGTCTAGAAGGGCCCGGCCACGCGCTGCCAACCCCGGACTCTCACCGGGCTAGGACGGATAGGAGACGTCCAAGCCTTGTCCGCCGGGCCCTAGGTGATCTCCGTGACGAACGGATCAGTCGTGAGCTCGTACCAGAACGTCTGGTCCTCGGGAGCGACCCACTCGTCCCCGCCGGTCTCGTCGGGGCGCTTGACTTCCACAGTGCCGGCATCCTCCGAGATCCGGAACTCGACCGGCGTCCCTGAGAGCGGCTCCCACTTGTACGTCTTCACGATCCTGACTCTAGCACGACGCTATCATAGCGTCAACGCCCCGGGCGGGACCTCGACGTGCGACCAGAGCGCATGCATCTGCTGGTCCGCGATCCTCCGAGCGGATGGCGTCCGAGCCGTGCGGTAATGCTCGTAGAAGACGTGGGACTGCTGCTTGAGGGCCCATGTCTGGGCCGTATGGAACTGGACCTCGAACCGCTGGCCCGAGCTCGTCTGCCAGACCTCGTTGATCCCAACGTAGCCGGTCTGGTCCGGGTTGGCCCAGTATTGCCGGGTCCGCAGCCGGGTGTGGCCGGCCGCCGACAGGGACTGCTGGGCCTGCACATACCCCGCGCTGTAGCCCTCGGGTGACGTCTGGACCGTGTAGCGGACCGCGTCGTTGATGCTGCCCACGGCCTGCTCGTGGGTCATGTGACCCTCGGACTCGTACTTGCCGATCTTGCGGTCGAGCGACTCGCCGCTCTTCAGCCGGTGCTCGAAGCCGACGAGCTCACCCCCCGCCGCGTGAGCCGCGGTCTGCATCGAGTCGGAGATGGCCGGCTCGGCGGAGCGGGCGGCCGAGGCGATCGCGCCACCGCCACCACCACCGGACGTCCACTTCCCGCCCTTGTCCCGAGCCTGTGAGGGGTTGTACTTCTCCTCGAGCTCAGGGCGCGGCGGGACCAGCTCGTCCATGAAGAGGGCCGCCTCTTCGGCGGCCTCGTCGAGCTCCTCGTCGGTGAGATCCCGACCGAGCAGGAAGGTCATGATCCGGTTCCACCTACTGCGATGTCTTCGCCAGAGCCGAGATCATAGCCGGCAATCTGGTTCTCGGACTTCCCGAACCGGATGGCCGATGCCCGCTGGGAGGGCGGGAAGTAGCGGCTGACGTCGAGGTGGAGCGTGGCGCTGCCATCGGGATGGGTCTGCATCCAACCACCGGCGAATCGGTCGGGGTGCGCCTGAATGAACGTCCGGTTGGCCTTGTAGTGCTCGCGGATGGCGGAGACCCGATCGGCGTGGGACATGTGCTCGGCGTGGGTCAGCCGCTGGTTATGACCGCGGTCGGCACCGTAGCCCATCATCACCCCGGTCGACGGCGGGCGCTTGGTGGCCGTGCCGTAGGTCCGGACCGAGTAGCCACCGGACCGCTCCAGACTCCGGACGGCGACCTGCGTTCCCGCAGAACCGCCCGAAGCCCACTTGCCAGTCCGGTCCCTCGGCTGATTGGCGTTGTATGCCTCGATGAAGTCGGGAGCCTTGAACGCCTGATACTCCCAGCCCCGCTGGGGAGCGAGCTCGGACCACAGCGTATCCCAGTGCCGAGCCGACGCCTGCTGGCGAGTCAACGAGCCGCTCTCAATGGCCTGATAGCCACGGAGGTAGGTCGACGTGTGGGCGTTGCTCAGGGCGTTGGCGACGTCGAGCTGGGCGATGTTCGCCGACGCTCGGTCCTTGTACTCGAAGCCCCACGCCGGATCCGCCTTGCCGCGCAGGACGTACGTTGCCCGCGGGCCGACCGCTCGCATCTCGGCCGCGCCCAGCCGAGCACCGGTCAGGACGTCCTCGGAGCTGAACGAGTTGCCATTGGTCAGCGGGTCGGTCTTCGGGTCACCGAAGGTGTGCTCGAGATAGCCCAACGGGTGGTTGTGGATCATGATCGAGCCGGCCAGCTTGGCGTCCATCGCGGGCGTGACGTCCATCCCGGCCCCCTGCACGACGCCGGAATCGAACAGGATCTCGCCGGTCGTCGGGTGGATGCCAACCAACCGCTCGGCCTCGGTGTGGATGTCGTGCAGCTCCTGCTCGACCTTCCGGATCTGGGCCTGCACCGCCGGTGGGTGCTGACCGATCGCCTCTTGCGACCAGCCCCACGACGGGGAGCCGGAGCGGACGTCGCCCTGAGCCGCTCCAGCCCCACCACCGCTGGCGAACTGTCCACCCTTGGACGAGCCCGCCGGGTTCCGAGGCTGGTGAGGGTTGTACGCCTCTTCCAGCTCGGGGGTCTCGCCCGCATCTGGTCCGACGTCGGGGTACTCGATGACCACGTCGCCGGCAATCAGGTCATCACGGATCGAGATCTCAGGGACCACCGGGTCCGCCTCGAGGAGATGCTCAGGGAGCGGAGCCGGTGGGTCGGTCGCGACCACCGTCAGGTCAGGCGGAGGCAGCGCCTCCAGCTCGCTGTCGTTGTACGAGTAGGGGTTCAGCACCATAGCATCATGCTACTGTATCCCGCCGTCCCGGGCAACCACCCAGACGACCGCTTGGAACTGGTGCGGCAGGACCCCGACGCTGTGAGCGCCGACGGTGATCGCATCACCGAAGAGCGGGTACAGCCCCGAACCCGACGGGTAGCCAGCCGACGCGACGGCCGGCGAGCGGGTCATGACCGCGCCCATCTGGCCGTAGTCGAAGTCGCCAGTCCGATGCTGGGCTCCGCTGATCGTCAGCGTCGTGTCCGGCCCGAGGGCCGTTCGGTACATCCAGTCGTCGATCGTGACGCTGGACGCGTCTCGGGGGTCGAAGATGTTGTTGTGGAACGACCGGGTCTTCGGGCCGGTGAGGGCCATGTCTGGCGTGATGTCGCCCCGAGCCAGTTCGATCCCCGTCGAGACCTGCCGGTAGTGATTGATTGACGAGGCCGCTGCACCACGGAACTCGGGATGCGTCCATGCGAGCTGGGCCGGTGTGAGCTGGGATGGCCGGACCCGACCACCACCGAACGGCGGGCGGGCCGAGGCAGCCAACGTCGGGTCTGCGTGGAACGGTTCGTCCTTGCCCACGACGTGGAGGATCGAGTCGCCGACCCGCATGTTGTTCTCCCAGCTTCGAGCCGGGCTGAGGGCGGCGTACACCGCCGACGTGCGTTCACGGCTGATGCCGTAGGGCCTACCGATGGCCTCACCGTGGTCGCCGACCTTCTGATACCAGCCCATCCCCGCTTCGAGCTGCGCCGGCGTGGCCTTCAGGTAGAGATCGGTCATCCGCTGGGTCATCGCGGCCGAGTCGATCCCCATCGAGGCCGCCCGGGCATGGATCGCGGCGACCGCGTTCGGATGCAGGCCGTCCATGTGATCGGGAGCCGACAGGCTGCCCTTTCGGCCGTGGGCCCGCTGGTCATGCTTGCCGGACAGGTGCTCGCGAAGCGGCGTACCCCAGCGAACCTCACGCCAGATGTCCGTGCCGTCGAGGATGATCGAGGTCATCGAGAGCCTGCCTCAAACCGGACACGCATCTTAGTCGCGATCCGGTTCCACATCGCAGTCTGCTGGCTCAGGGAGGGCAGGTCGGTCGTCGTAAACCGGACCCCGCCGGGGACCCTCTGCCCGATCCCAAGCTCGACGATCGTCGTCTCGACGGCCTGCCGGTATCGGTCCTGATCGGCGGCGTTGAAGGTCTTCTGGCCCGGAGCCGGGGCCAGCCGGGAGTACGTCGACGGACCGACCGACCGCACCTCGCCGAGCTCACCGCCGAACGCCGAGTCGCCGTCCTGCAGAGACAGCGTCGAATCCGACGGGTGGTTGTGGAGCACGACGTCACCCGGCTGCGAACCGACCTCGACCGAGTGGGAGTCGCCCCGTGCCTCACCGACCAGCTCACCGTTGCGGAACACGACCCCGGTCTCGTAGTTGTTGTGCGCGATCAGGGCCTCCATGGCTTGGATCTTCGCCTCGCCCTCGGCCGGTGCCATCCTGCCGCGTTGGCCGGTCGCGCCACCCGTCGAGCCGGCACCACCTCGGGAGCTGGCGAACTCACCGCCATGCGGGGAGCCTCGAGGGTTGCGCGGCTGGCCCGGGTTGTACGCCTCGCGGATGGCCCACGGCGGGACCTGCTTGATCCAATCCTCTTCGAGGTCGTCGGGGTAGAAGGTCATCAGTACGACCTCGGGGTCGTCGTGACGCTGACCGGATCGGGGCTACCACCGATAACGATGACCTCGTGCTCAGTCAGAGCGCCCGACCCGGTCAGAGCCGTGCCGAAGATCCGCTTGACCGGGAAGGTCGCGGTCATCACCGAGTCGCCGAAGCTCTCCGCGACATCGATGGACGTCGACCACGACGAGAGCGGGGCCAGATGGGCGTTGGTGGTCTGCCGCGTCGGGAAGGTGCTGGCCGCGGGCGACACCTCGGGGCCGCCGGTCCCCGGGTCACGTCGGCCGGTGTACGTCCCTCGGTAGAGGGTGACTTCGCCGGTCACCCCCATCGCGGCGAGCGACGCCTGCGTATGGTCATACCGGGCTCGAGCATACGTTCGCAGGGTGGACATCGGCGGCGGGTCGGTGGCCGGGTCCCTGCCCTGCACCCAACCTACCTTCGAGTCGAGAGGCTTCAGGTGGTCGGTCCGAGCCTGCAGGCCGAACTCTTTGCTGGCGGCATGTTGCATCTGGATCGCCACCGGATGACTGTCGGCCGCCGACTGGGCCCACGTCGACTGCATCGCGTTGGCGTACTGCTTCCCCGACGTCCAGTAGCCGGGGTTGTCGGTGTACACCTTCGGCGCATCGCCGAAGTCGTGGCCCTTGTCCGCGACGTAGCCATCCATCGACTCGGTGTGCTCGAACCCGCGCTTGTCGAGCATCGCACCGACCTCGGTCGCCCCTCGCGCCTTGACCTCACTGGGACCGACTCCACCGCGAGTCTGCGACATGGCCTTGTCCAGCCTCTGCCGGTTGGCGGTGCCGGCCTCAGTCGCACCCGCCGTTGACGTGCCCGCCCCGCCGCCCGCCGAAGCGAACTGGCCGCCCTTGGTCGAGCCAGCCGGGACGCGGGGCTGGGCAGCCTCGTGGAGCGGATCGACGTGCGCCTGCTTGATCCAGTCGGCCTCCAGCTCATCGATCGCAAGGGTCATGTGAAGGCCACCGTATCGAAGCCGTGCGCCGGCGAGCCGAGCACGATGACCTCGCCCTCGTTGTGCGCCCCGGAACCGCGGGTGCTGATGCCATAGATCCGGCTCACCGGGAAGCTGGCCGCCATGACCGACCCCCCGAACGAGGAGGCGGTCACGAAGTTGTTCGACCAGCTCGACAGCGGAGCCAGCTCCACGGTGGTGGTCCGGCTCCGACCCGCGCCCGACCGCTCGAGCTCACGGGGAGCATCCGCCGAGAACGGGTCGGACGCGTCGTGCATCGAGCCCGTACCCCGGAAGAGCGTGACCCGGTCGGTCGGCTGCATCCCGAGACTGGCGAGGTGGGCCTGCGTGTCGTCGTACCGGGAGCGGTGATAGGCGCGGATGACGCCCTGTCGATCAGCAAGTTCGGTGGCGGACAGCCTGTTCCGGCTCACCTCGAGCGCCGAGCCCCGCGCCTGCAGCGGCAGGTGCTTGGTCGACCCGACTCCGAACTCAGCCTTGGCCGCGTACTGGAAGTCCGCCGCCGTCTGCGACCCCGAGGCGGTCTGGGCCCACATGTCCTGTGCCCCGTCGGTGAACTGCATCCCCTGACTGTGGGGATGCGCCGCGGTGCCGCCCGAATAGCCGTTGATCCCGTGGGCGTTCCCCTCCATCTCGCCCTGCACGAACATCCCGCCCTCGGTCTGGAGGCCCTTCTGGTAGGCAGGGTTGGCGTCGAGCCGCTTCCCGACCTCGTGAGTCCCGGTGTGCTTGGCGGCGACACCAACGGCTCCACCATCCTGCCATGGCCGCTCAGACATCCCGAGCTGGGCGCTGGTGCGGGCCACGATCTCGCCCCGCGTGGACTTGTTGAGGGCCGCCCGTTCCGGCTTGGACGATCCCGTGATGCTGGCGTGACCACCGCCGCCAGTGCTGGCGAACTGTCCGCCCTTCGAGCTTCCCGGTGGCACCCGCGGCTGGGCAGCTTCGACGAGGACGAGGGACTGGTGCTCTTCGAGTCGGACCAGCACGTCAGCCTCCTAGTCGGTCGCGCAGCCCGGCCTCGGTCGAGTCGGGCAGCTCGAGGGGTTCCTCCTCTTCGGGCTCCACCACCAGCTCTGCGGTCGGATCGAACCCTTCGACCGCGTCCTCGGGCGGGAGCTCCAGCATCCGGTGCGTCACCAGCTCGAGACAGCCGAGCTCCTCGGCCATCTTCTCAGGGTGCTGAGACGCCGGCACGGTCGCCAGTCGCTGGAGCAGGAGCTCGTTCGCCATGATGAGCTCGCTGCGACTGTGCGCCTTGTAGGCGAGGTCGATGACCTCGGCGGGAGTCAGGTTCATCGCTCCTCCATCAGCGTGGCAAACGCGGTGCTGATCTCCCCGCCGCTGAGGGTGAGCTGACTGGCGACCCACGCGGGTCGATCGTCGACCTTGATCCGGATCAGTGCAGGGTAGAACTCTTCAGGGGCCATGTCGATCCCCGCTCGCAGCACCTCGAGCGCCCGGGTGTACTGCTGGTAGGTGTCGTAGCCGGTGGCCGGCTTCCCCGTCGCCGCGTTGTACAGCGGCTGAAGGAGCTGCCGGTTCATCTCGACCACGCCCTCTTCCCAGCCCGCCATCCCGATCATCGCCTGCTGGCCGCCAGTGAACTTGCTCGTTCCATGCAGCAGCTCGTGCATCAGGACCGAGTCCTTCGAGGCGTCGCTGTACTGGTTGACGTTGCGACTGAGATGGATCGAGCTGTTCGGCCAGTACGCCGCCGCCGCCCCACTCCCCGCCCCGCCGACCACGATCTCGCCGGTCCACGTCGTCCGGTAGCCCTGCGTCTCCATCCACGACCCGATGGCGAGCGCCCGATCGTAGTAGTCCTGCTTGATGCTCTTCCGAGGCGGTCGATCCATGACCCGGTCGGCCAGCGGGACGGTCCCGACTTGATACCACTGGACATACGAGCCCAGCAACCCACCGATCTGGGTCCGGATCGCCGAGATCGACCGCTCGAGCGGCTTGCCCGCAGTCAGAAAGTCGAAGATCGGAGCCGTCGTCGTCATCGCCGTCTGGGAGTTGACCATCGTCCGCAACCGAGCCAGCAGGGCGACATCGTCCGACGTGAGCCGGGCCAGCATCTCCGGTGTCCGGGCCATCAGGGCGTAGAGGTCGTTCCGGACCGCCCCCAACCGCTTCAGGAACGCGTCGGCCTCACGGCCCCAGCGATCTCGCTCCACGTTGGTGGCCGTGGCCGACTGCCCCGAGTTGCGGAGCTCCTCGTTGCGAAGGTTGTAGCGCCGGAGCCAGTCACTGATCTCCCGCGTGAGATGCTGGAACTCGGCCCCCTTGGCCTGCATCTTGGTGACCGCCGGGTCGGTGGTCGGGGGCGGGGGCTGGTCCGCCGGCAGCGGCTCGTTCCAGCTCGGGTGCCACGGCATCGAGACGCAGCGGCACATGATCGTGTTCTCGGCCGAGCCCGACGGGTCCTTGGGATACATCAGCCGCTCGCCAGCGACGAGGTACGGCTCAGTCTGGGCCCGCTCCTGATCGTTGGCCGCGATATGCGAGCCGCGGGTCCGCGCATCGACCACCGCCAGCCACTTCTTCCGCAGGCCGGGGTTCAGCTTGCCAAGCTCGAGCTGGGTGGCGTGGTTGCTGGCGCTGTACGAACGCCCCATCTCGGTCCGGGTGATGGCCTCGGCTCGATGGAACGCCGAGGCGAACGCCCCCTTGCCGGTCACCGGTCCGAGCCGCTGCATCACCTCGAACGGGGGATCCAGCGCCATCGCTGCTCGACGGAGCTCGGTGTTGACCTTCGCGATCGTCGACTGGGAGACGCCCTTGATGAGGTCCGCACTGTAGGCGTACTGGGCGGTGAGATGAGCGAAGCCGGTGGTCGGCCGGAGGTAGGGCTGGGGCTGGCCGCCAGCATTGAGCGTGTCGAGGGCGAGGGTCTCGCCTTCCACCGCGGCATTGGTCAGACCGGTCTGGACGTTGGTCCGGGTCCGAGACTCCCACGTCTCGAGCTGACGGGTCGTCTCGTCGAGGACCGCGTCGAGCTGCCACCGCTGCCAGTCCTTGGTGACCACCGCCAGCTTACCGATGATCTCGAGCCGGGCCTGTGCGAGGTCGGCTTGGATGTCGGCGGCCACGGTGCGCTGCATCCCCAGCAGCTTGCGGTCCATCTGGAGCGCGACCTGCACCGCCCGAACGACCGGATCGGTCGAGTCGCCCTCGGCCTCGATGAGCTGGGTCGCCACTACTTCGCCGCAGCGACGGGCGCGGGCTCCTTACCGTTGGCCGCCGGCGCAACCGGCTGATTGGGCTGGATCGCCGCGGCACCGGGCAGGGAGGGGCGCAGGCCGAGGGCCATGGCCGCCTTCCGCTCCTCTTCGGCCTTGGCCTCTTCGGCCTCCTTCTCGTCCTCGATCTTGTCGACCTCGGACTCCGGGTCGAACTCGATGCCCAGCCCGTTGACGAGCTGGAGGAAGACGGTGCGGGCCGACTCGCGGCTGATGAGCTCCTCGCCGATGGCCCCCATCATCGCGTTCACGAGCTGAGGCAGAGCGGTGACCATCTCGGTGACGTCGTCGGAGCTGGGCTCGGTCAGGTCGACCGAGACGGTCCGGTTGACGGTCTTCGACAGGCGGCTCGCCTCGACCGCCTTCTCGATGACGTACTGCAGGATGTCCTCGACGATGTACTTCACCGCCTTCTGGCGGGCGACGATCATCCGGAACGTCGGCGTCCCCTGCTCGGCCAGCGTGGCGCGGTTGGCGCTGTCCCCCTCGGCGAACCATGCCTCGGGCAGGCCATGCCCACCGAGGACGAGGTTCTTCACCATCCGAGCCACGGTCTCGAGTTCCGCGGCACCGAGCTGAGGGGCGATGGCCTCCCACTTCTCAGAGTCGTTGTGGACCCGCACCGAGCCGGGCCGCGGAGCCGAGCCGTGTTTCGTGATCCACTCCCCGATCTGGGTCTCGTCGGCTCCCATGAGCAGGACGTCCCAGACGAACGCGTTCTGCAGACCGGTGCGGTCCAGCGCGTTGAAGAGGATCTGGTCGTGTGCATCGATCCAGTCGGCGAGGGCCAGCAGGTCCGGGTTGCCCCGGTGGCCCGCGACGGATCGGTTGATGGCGTAGAAGAAGGTGTCGCCGGTGTACTCGTGGCTCCCGCCGATCACCTCGAGCCGGACGCACTGGAGCTCCTCGTCCGGGCCACCGATCTCCTTCGGGTTCAGGACGATCTTGTCGTCCACGAACATGTTGTCGGGGTCCTTGAGCACCTGCTTGATCCGGTCGGGATCGATGTAGCCCAGCCGGACCCGGCCGCCGGCGTTGCCCTCGTAGGCACGGAGGACGAGCTCGCCCTCGATCGACAGGTCGCGCATCAGGTCTCGGAAGCGGAGGTCGAGGCGCATCACCGGGTCCTCCCAGAACTCGGTGATGATCTCCTGCACGTCCTCGTCCTCGGCGTTCAGGGTCAGGCCATCGCCGAGCACCATGTCGAGGACGATCTCGATGAGCCGCTTCGCCATCGGGTTCCGCTGCCACAGGGCGCGGCTGATCTCGATCGCCCGCTGATGGGTGATCGGGTTCAGATCCCGCTTGTCGTCGGTGACGCGCCGGTACAGGTAGTCGTCCGGGTCAATCTCGCCGCCGTCATAGCTGGCTTCCTTGAGGGTTCGGCCGAAGAGAAACGAGGCCGCCCGCTCAGTCCATGTCGCCATTCAGTGCTCCTGCTGAGACGAGCTCCCGCTCGCGAACGCGGGCCCGGTGCCTCCGGACCGAGTAGGTGTTGGCGGCCCGGCAGCTCGGGCATCGACAGCCGCGCTGGTAGCCCGCGGATCCATGCGTGAACTGGACGGTCGCGATCTCCATGTCGCCGGTCCCGTCGTCCTCGGGCACGACCACCCCGCGACCGATGTCTTTGAGACAGGGCCGGCAGATGCTGACCGCACCAACGCTCTTACTCGTTCGCTTCCCCGCTGGGCTGACGAGCGATCCGATGAGGCTGAACGCGTAGACCGGGACCCCCGACTCGTTCAGGTAGTGGATGCCGCAGACGATGCAGTTCGGCACCATCCGAGGCCGTCCGAGACCTCGCTTGCGGGTGCGTGGGGGCTTGACTTCCACTAGCGCCATGCTATAGTAGACACATGAGCGAGACAGATAGGACCGACGTGGCGTTCACGATTGCCAAGGATACCCGCGGCGACTTCGTGAGCCATCGCGCCGGCTGCAAAGACCTCACCAACGGGCGTCATGTTCAGCAGGACCGATGGGACCCGCCGAACACCTACCGCGGTGCCGACATGGTCGAGGCCATCAAGGCCGCGGACAAGGCGATGGCCGGCTGGTTCGTCCTCGAGCCCTACGACCGTGACGCCGAAGAGACCGCATGGACCTTCGGCCACACGGCCGTCGCCCCGTGCCTGAAGCCGATGCTCAAGGGCATCGTCCTCGACCCGGAGACGGGCGAGCCGAGCTGGGCCACCAAGAAAGGAACCAACTGATGGGACTGCACGTCAGCATCTACCGGAGCCAGCACGACTCCGAGGCCAACGTCTTCCACGGAGCGAAGAGCGTCACCGTGGTCAACCTGCCCGGGCCATTCGAGCCCACGCCCGAGGCCCCGGCCGCTCGCCTGTGGCACACGCCCTACGGCGACCCGATCCTCGTCCCCGACACCTACCAGCCTGAGAAGGCCGGCCCGATGAACGGGGGCACCTTCGCCGCCACCAGCGACAGCCGCTGGAACAGCGCGGTCGGCTACCGGGCGATCCCGGTCCATGACCGGTTCGAGACGTGGGCCCAGTACGAGGAGATGACCCGTGACTGACCTGTACCGCGCCGACCTGATCGACTCCCGGACGCTTCGGGAGCTCGACCTCGAGGAGGACGTCCCGGCGGACGAGCGCCCGTGGTTCGACTCCCTGAACAAGGAGATCGACGACTACTGGGACCCGGTCCAGATCCGAGATGGCCTGACCCTCGTCCACGAGCGGTACTTCGAGGACTACGCCCGTCAGCTCGCCGAGGACACCGGTGCCATCGATGACGACGCCCACTGGCCGGCCACCCACATCGACTGGCCTGCCGCTGCCGACGAGCTGAAGATGGACTACACCGAGCTCGACGTCGAGGTCGACGGGGTGACCGATTCGTACTACGTCCTGACCAACTAGGGCTTGACACCGCTATAGCGCGGTGCTATAGTAGGGACGTGATCGAGACCGCCGCCGGAACCAAGGGGTTCGGCACCGACAGTAAGGACCGGGCCACTAATAAGGGTCGCGCTCCTTCAAGTCCACACGGAGCTGCTTCGGACCAAACCCCTCCGGTTGGCGGGCTCGACGCTTCCACGATAGGAGACACCACGATGACCAGCCCATGGAACCGCCGGATGCTCGAGGAGCTCGGCGAGCCGGCCTACGAGACCCACGCCTTCCGACCGATCGTCGGCAACAGCGTGTTCTGCTCGGCCTGCCCGGCAGGATCCTCGTTCGGCGTGACCCACCCGTGGCACGTCGGCCACGAGCCGATCTCGCTGGAGACAGTCGTCGCCGAAGCCGAGCTGGCCCGCGAGCGAGACGAGGATCTCGCCGAGGCCGCACGGCAGGCGCGACTCCGAGCCGACGAGAACGAGCGACTCCGGAACGAGAGCATCGAGAAGAGCGACACCGACGGCTTCGTGAGCCAGTGGGCCCACGGCGTCAGTGCTGATCGCGACCGACTGCAGGCCACGATCCTCGAGGAGGGCGGGCTCGCGAAGTTCGACGCCCTGTTCAACGAGAAGGGCGAGTACGTCCCGGCCTACTTCAACCGCGGTCGGTTCGGCCGCTACTGGAAGATCATCGAGACCGGCGAGACCGTGACCTTCGGGTCAAAGCGGAAGCTCGCAGGGCTTGGCCTGACCGAGGGCGTCGCCCTCTTCCCGGCCGAGGCGTTCATCGACGGCGAGGGCACCGGCCTGAGTGGTCGGGCATGGGCCTCGTATCAGAAGACGGTCCGGGAGACGGTGCCACCGACCTCGGTGGTCACCCTCGACCGGCGCAGCTAAGGAGTAGGAGATGTTCTCACCCGAGACGATCCGCGACATGGCCCACGAGGCCGGCGATGCAGCTCAGGTTGCCGGAGACACGCCGTTCGTGTACTGGCGGGGTGACCCGCCGACCGCACCCTTCCCATTCCCCAACCTCGGCGACTTCCGCCCCGACGGCTGGGAGATGGTCGACACCCTGTTCGTCGACATGACCGGCTGGGGCGGTGAGACCGAACCGGCCCTGACCCCGGGCCAGCTCATGACCCGACTGAGCGAGATCCGCCAGCCGTACGAAGAGACCGGCCAGCAGGTTGGCTTCGCCATCGTCGAGACCGGCCAGTTCCAAGCGGTGCTGGGCGTCTTCGAGCGGACGACCATGGGACCCGAGGCCGCCCGCCTCGACGCACGAGCCCGAGCTGGACTCGGCGAGTACCAGATCTCCTGATGGCCGTCGGCCGGGTCGTCCGCTTCGGGACCCTCATCCTCGAGTTCAGGGAACGCGAGGGTGAGGTCCGGCTGTCGGGCATCGCCCCGATGGCGTTCGTGTGCCGGCATGGCCTGCGCCACGACGCCACGATCGACACCGGCTGGACACCCAACCTGAAGGTGCTCAACGACAAGGCGATCGCGAACAAGCTACTGAAAGCGTCCACGGCCGACTGGCTCGACCCGTGCGACGATGACGTCGAGCCAACCGAGGAGGAGTCATGAAGGTCTGGGTTCTGCGGGTGAACATCCCCGCCATGTCAACGATCGGCTACGGCTGGGGCGAGACGGTCGACGAGGAGGAGACCCGAGCGGTCCGATTCGCCGGCGACCACCGCCCGATGATGGAGCTGGGGGAGGCGATGGAAGCGTCCGGCGAAGAGCCGGTGTACGCCGAGCTCGAGGACTGGCAGATCCTGTCGATCACGCCGCTCGCAAGGCCGGTGCATTGATGCGCTGGCTCCGATGGTGGCGGCTACGCGGCACCGAGACGTGGCTGTTCGATCAGGTGCTCCCGCCGCTCGACGGCCAGTTCTTCTACGGCTGGCGTCGGATCCGCTAGCCCAATCGCCCACGCGGCTGCCGAGCCTGATCGGCGACGGAAGCACGAGGACGCCCGGTCCTGCTCTGGCAGGGTCGGGCGACACACAACGTGCCGGTGCCGGCCCTGATGCGGGATGCAGGTCAGCTCGAGGAGTTCCCTCGGTCGCCGGGGCCGGCTACAGACCGAGCACGGCTCAGTGTCCATCGACCAACCGCTCGAGGGCCGCAAGGTCTCCTCGAGCATAGGCGTCGTTGACCTCGGCCATACGTTCGGCGGAGCCGCCAAGGTCGGGATGGAACGCCTTGGCAGCTCGCCGATAGAGCCGCTTCAAGCGGCGGATCTCGTCCGGCGTCGGGCCGGCGGGAGCGGAGATGATTCGGACCGAGACGTAGATCGACTGGCCGGCCCAGCCGCTGCCGGCTGAGGTCGTGGCGCTGAAGGATCCTCGCCGGAGCCGATCAGTCATCGAGTCACCGATCCGTAGCTGTGCCGCCGGGACCGGTACGCGTCATCGATGCGCCGTCCGTCGGGCGGCTCGATCGTACCAGCGCCGGGCTCGTAGTTGCTGACCAGATCGTGATGCGCCCCCGAGCTGGCGTCGACCTGATCGTCGTGGGCCCCGTCGGGGAACGCCTCGCACTCACCGACGTAGGCGCTGTTCCAGTCGGCCCGGATGAGGTCGACCTGACCGCGGTTCGCCATCGTGGCGTAGGGCATCGCCCGGGCCACCTTGTCGCCGGTGACCTTGTCGCCGCTGAAGTTGTAGCCCCACAGCACCTTCCGGCCGTAGTGGTCGATGAGGTGGACGCCGCTGGCCCCCGGCTCCTGCTCCATCCGGACCCGGAGCTCGCGACCGTCACGCTCGGCGGTGGCCTTCACCACACGCTCGACCTCGTCAGGAGTGTTGCGGAGACGGACCACGTCCGCGACGACGCATCGGCCCGTCTCCCGGTGCCGGCCCATGAGCACCCCGACCGTGTAGTCGGGGTCCTTGCCCTTGACCGGCTTCGTGGCTGCGAGATCCCAGCGCCGGACCCAGATGTAGCCGGCGGGGTCGAACTCCTCGGGCTCGAGGTAGTGGAACGTGCCCTGCCGGAAGACCTTGCCATCAGGGCGGACGTCCCAGTCGCCGTACAGGAGCTGGGCTCGGCTGATGTCATCGAGCTGGGCGAGCGCCCCCTCGTACGCCTCTTGGTCGAGGCTCGGGTTGTCGGCCAGCCGGGCGGCCACGAACAAGCGGTCCGGGCGCTGCTTCGAGATGAACCGAGCCTTGACCCACTCGTGGCCCACGCCACCGGGGTTGGTCGCGCCCCGCATCCGGAGCGGCACGTCGGCCCCCTGCTCCTCGGTCCGTCGAAGCCGGCTGAACAGGTAGCGGTAGTCCGACTCGCGGAACTGGGTGAGCTCGTCGAAGCCGATGTACTGGTAGGCGCTGCCCTGATAGCGGTACTTGTCGTTCTCGCCCTCGAGGAAGCCGAACGTCAGCCGGCTGGGCGGATCGATCTTCTTGCCGGCGACCTCGAAGAACGAGAAGCTCTTCATGCCCTCGTTCCACTTCACGCCCGGCTTGCCGTAGAGCCATTCCTTGGCGCGGGCCATGATCGCGTCCGGCAGGGACAGGTCGGCGAACGTGCGGCGCAGGATGAGCGCCGAGTAGCGCGGCTTGTCGACGTCCTGCAGCGAGCCCATCAGGATGGCGTCCGACTTCCCCCCGCCGGCAGCTCCGCCGTACAGCGCCTCGATCACCTCGTCGAGGCTCAGGAACACCGCCTGTCGAGGATGGGGGAAGTGCGGGCTGAGGTACGGAACCCGCATCCACGGAAGCGTGGGAGCCGCGGTCACGTCGATGGCTTGGACGGGAGCACGATCGGGCTGGTGCGGGGGATCACGAAGGCCACGACGTCACGGTCCGGCATCCGGGTCACCTGCCAGTCGGCCAGCACGAAGCCGTGCGAGGCGAGCACGTTCTGGACGATGTGACTCAGGGCGAGATGGGTGTTCTCAGTCGGGAGGCCCGGGGTCTCCAGCAGGTGCGGCGGAGCCGGTTGCGCCATCGGTGGTCTCCAGTGCGGGAACGTAGTCTGGATGAACCTCGCTCCACGCCGCGGCGAACTTCCGCATCCACTCGTCGTCAGGAGTCCACGAGATCCCGACCCCGACGATCGTCTCGTCGTTGGCGGTCTCGACCGTGACCTGCGCCACCAGTGCCGGGTTCAGGGGGTAGGCCCCCATCAGCTTGTTCATCTGGTCGAGGAGCTGGATGTACCGACCGAGGATCTTCTCGTCGCCTCGAAGCACCGCCGGCCAGATCGACTGCAGGACACGCTCGTGGCGGGCCATCGTGACCTTCCGGTACTCGTCGATCTCGGGCACCGTCCGAGTGGCGAGGATCGCCTGCACCGCACGGAGCGCACCCGCCGCATCGGAGTAGCCGACCTGCTGCGCGATCTGAGCGAAGGGCATCCCCGACAGCCGGAACTGGAACGCTCGCTCCTGCTTCTCCCGGATCGCGAGCCGATAGGCCGAGGTCGGTGAGGCCGCAGGACCACGAGCCCGCTTCCGCTTCTTGGCCGGGGCAGTCGGCAGGGAGCTAGCCATCGAGGTGCGCCTGAGCGAGGGCCACCAGCTTCTCGGTGTCGGTCTCGCCGGCTACCGAGTCGAGCGCCTTGCGGATGACGGCAGCGTCGGTGACGGTGGGGTAGTAGACGAGCTGCTCGAGCTGGGCGGCAGCGCCACCCACCGAGAGATCCATGAGGGGCTTGCCACCGCTCCCCGGGTCCGGTTCGAGCTCCACCAGAAGCGAGGCCAGCTCGTCGACCATGGTGGTGCGGTCGAGCTCGCCGAGGAGCTCAGAAAGCTGGGCCCGGTCCGTCGCAGCAAGGTCTCCCAGCGGGTCGAGGGTGGCGAGGACAAGGTCTTCCTCCTCGGGGCTGAGGTCGACGTAGACGACGGGGACGGTCTTCTCGTTGCGCCGGTCGGCCAGTGAGACGCGCATATGGCCGTCGATCATGTTGCCCGTCTGGCGGTTGACGATGACGTCCTGCACCCAGCCGACCTTGTCGAGGACCGCTTCCATCGCGGACTGCTGCGACTTGGGGTGGATCCGCCAGTTCTTCGGGTTGGCAAGGAGCTGATCGGGTGCCTCCTCACCGTGGCCGACGATCCGGGACTGCCAGTCAGGCATCGAACGGGTTCAGGTCGGCCGCCGGCACGAAGGTCGCCGGGCTCTTGCGATCGCCGGGGTCGGTCACCGGGTAGTGGCTCAGGGCAGTGGCGACCCGCATCCAGCCGACGACCTTCATCACCGGGGGATTGCCCATGACCAGCACCGCTCGGTAGAAGAGGTTGTCCCGGCTGGTGACCTTCAGCCGTGGGCCGCTGCTCCAGCGAACCTCCCAGTCGGGGTCGACGTCGGGGAGCTCGCGGTAGGTATCGACCCGGGCCGGCCATGGCACACCGAGGATCTCGCACAGGGCCTGCTCACCGCAGCAGCCTTGAAAGTGGCGGTTGGTCGGGTTGTCGTAGTCGCCGGCATAGCCGAACCGGGGCGGGCCCTTGGGCTTGGTGTTGCGGAGGTCGGCCACGTCCTTGGCCCATCGGAGCTGGAACCCGTTGAGGCGCACGGTGTGAATCGGGGACGGCAAAGCCAGCTCTCGGTGCAGGGACACTATCGGCGACCGCCCTGCAAGTCAGGTTCCTGCCGCAGCGACCAGCCCTTGAATGGGCGGGAGCTGTTCTGCGGAATCTACGCGCCCGGCGGCCTCGGCGTCAAGCTGTGCGTCGCTCTTCCGAGCTCGCTGCATGGAGGGCAGGCCCCACGGTCGACGGGCCAGCGGGTCGGGGTGCTCGTCGTAGATCCGGTACGCCCGGCGCAGGGCGTAGTGGAGGAAGCCCACGGCGAAGGTGGGGTTCGCCATCAGCGGCCAGTACAGGGACAGCGCCGAGGCGGAGCGACCGAGGTCGCCGTCCATGAGCTGGACGGTCAGCAGGGTGGTGTGCAGCGGGGGTCGACCGGGACGAACCGGGAACCGGCTCAGACGGTGCAGGGTCAGGCGCATCGGCCAGCGGTAGCGGAGCTCACCCTTGCGAATGACCCCGGTCTCCCATAGGGAGCCGTCGCTCTGCATGACCGCGCAGCTCCGGCAGGGCCGGCCCTCGAGGTGGAAGCAGGGGACCTCGGTCTCGACCACGGTCGTGGCGCTCGGGGTGCCGTAGATCCAGCGGCTGAAGGCAGCGTTCCATGCCGGCGTCCCGAGATGCGACCCGCCCTCCTCGTCGGCCCACACGCCTCGAACGTGGAGGTGGAGCGGAGGCGAGTCGACCCGGTCGAGGAACCACTCGGTGAGCTCGTCGACGGTCATCGCCGGTCCTCGGTCACAGCGTCGCACCCAGACCACGGGGCAGCTCGAGCAGGTAGATCCGCATGGCGCTCAGGACCCACGACTGGGTGGCCCAGATCCGACCCGCTCGACACTTCGTGTGGTGGCCCCAGCACACGGTCACGAGGTTGCCCATCGTCGACGGAGCCCGTTTCCCGCTCCGCCCGTACCCGGTCTGGACGTGGTGGACCGTCAGATCGCCGGGCTCGAAGTAGCCGGTGGTCGTGATCGGGGTGTCCGACCAGAGCCCGGTGCAGGGCCCACAGTCCGGATCGAGCGTCGGCGCGATGCAGCGGTGGCCGTCCCGGGCCACGACGGCCAGCCAGAGCTCGTGGCTCACAACGTCCTTGGGCGGTGGCCGCGGGCTGGTCGACCGACGAATCGGCATCAGGCGCTGGCCTGACAGCTCAGGCACAGCTCGGGCGGGTCGTCGCTCCTCAGCAGACGGCGTCCCGTGGCGTCCACCTCGTGCATCTCGAGGCCGCAGTAGGTGATCGTCCGGTCAGAGACCTTCGACTCAACGAGGTGCCACGTTGCGCGACTCCGATCCCGCTTGGCGTACCCGTAGTCCTTACCCATGGTATGCGTCCTCCGTCATCGTCGATCGCCACTCCTCGTCGAGCCGACGGAAGAGGGACTTGCGAAGCTGGCGTCGCTGCCAACGTCGGTACAGTCGGGTGCTCAGGTCCAACCAGACGACGCCGGTGACGACGCCGGTGACGAACCACGGAAGTCCGCCGCTGGTCATGCCCTACTGCGCTGCTTCCGGCGGGTGGCCCGAGCTGCCCGCTGCTTCAGTCGTCGACGAGCTCGGTGCCGGCCCCACTTCAGGTTGTCGATCTGCCGCTGAATCTGGCGGTTCATCGTCTCGGCCACTCGCCGCTGGGCGTGATACCGCTCCAGCGCCAGCTTCACCCGCTCGTCGTCCGAGGTCGTCCCCGTCCGGCTCCGTCGTGAGACTCGATCCCACAGTCGCTGTGCCCAATCCATCCGTTGTAGTCTCCAAGGCTTGTCCGCAGGTTCGGTGCGGCCCATGGTCAGCGCGGCTGTCAGCATGACACACTAGCCCACAGCTAGGGCACGTCCAGTCGCAGGGGATCAGCTCGGCCCGCTTGGGGTTCTCCCGGAGAGCTGCCAGTCGCTCGGCCTCCCCGAACCACGCCTCGGGTGTTGGGCTCATGGCTCGCACCGCTTACAAACCCGAGCGAACGTATCGGCGATCCAGCGAGGCAGGTTGTCGGACAGGCGCTCCCCATCCCCGAGCGGACGCCTACAGACGGTCGTCGAGGCTCCGCCCCACAGGTGGTAGATCGCTCGACCGCCATTCCACGGGGCGTACCAGACGAACCAGACGGGTTGGGTCAGCTCTCGAGGGCGTCTCACCGTCGCACCGGCAGCATCGCCATCCGGGCCATGGCCGCGAGCCACTCCCGAACCTCGGGGTCAGCGAGCACCGAGTCGAGCGCCGACTTGTCGAAGGTGTGCCCGGTAGGACCCAGCAGCTCCTCGACATGGACCGCGATCGAGCCCAGCTTGGAGAGCAAAGATGGTGACGGGGTGAACGGGTCAGGCATCAGGTTCCTCCGGTAGACGGCGGGGGCTGGGCCCTTCTCCATCGCTGGAGCCAGTGCGGACATTCGCCGCGGCCCCCGCCGAATCAGTGCAGGGCATGAGCTGGGTCGGCTCCATGCCCTCGGGGTCCTCGCGCTTATGGACCGGCGTCCCCGCCTCCGGTTCGTCAGGCTCTGCGGACCCTGCCGACAGCGCGGCGCGGAGGGCGTCGGCCCCTCCGACGCAAAGCCGTTGGTGGGCCTCAGCATCCGATGGCCCGTTGGGTTCATCTTCGCACCAGCCCCATACATCGTGGATCGCCCGCGCCAGCCGCTCCACGCCTGCCTCGTCCAGAGTGAGGATGTCGGCAGAGTCAGCAAATATGGCGGGGCCGGACCCGGTGCGGCTGATTCCCGCTTTCCCCGCAGGCTCACGCTCTGCGGCCTCTGCCGTCCGTTCATTATCCCCCAGCCCGTCGTCATAGGGCTGCGTTATGGGGATGTCACTCGGGAAGTTAGGGTCGTACACGGCTCGCGGATTCGGTGGTAGATCAACCACCAACCGGCGGGCAGCGGCGAGGGCGTCGTGTCGACGGGTCATCCCAGCCTCCAGAGCATCCGGTAGCACCGAGTGTGCCACCGACCGAAGCCGACGATCCAGCCCTGTCGCTGCCAGAGCCAGATCCAGCGGTGGCAGTACACGCAGCGTTTCATCGCAGGGGCCTCTGGCCGGCAGCTTCGAGGGCAGCCCCTCGGCTGGTGGTCTTCGCGGTCTTGGGGCCGGGGTCCTTGAGGCGGGCCTCGACCCGGGAGAGCAGGTTGTTGAGCTGCTTCGATCGGGACCACTCGGTGTCCATGGCGGCTCGGACGGCAGGTGTCCCGTAGGTATCCTCGAGCTCACCTACCCACGCCTGCACATTGTTCGTCGGTTCCCGCTTGGTGAGGTCGAAGTAGTACAGAACGGCCGATTCTGAGCGTGGCTCTCCCTTCCCAGAAGCTATGCTTGAGCTATCCTCGACTGTACCTCGAGCATCGTCAGGACGGGACAGGACAGGTACAGGTCGTGTCAGGTCTTTCTTCACACCATGACTTCTGAGACCACCTTCTCTTCCCCCGGCTCGCTTTCGTTCGCGTCGGTCAAAGGCAGGGCCGATCCACGCCGCGAAGCTCTCGGCGGGGATCCGGTGGTCAGCGTCGAGGAGGTCGACCTCGGTCAGGGCCTCGAGTGCCTGCTCGTTGGGGCCCAGCCACATCGGAACGGCATCGTCGGCGCTCACGGCCTCGCCATCGTGCCACGAGCGGAGCACCGTAGCGAGGTAGATCGTGACCGCCAGTGCCATGACCGTCTCGTCGTTCAGCACCCGCCACAGTCGACGGAACTTCACGTCGTCGAGCATCGTGGCATCGATGTCCGCTCGACTGAAGCCGGCGTCACGAGCCATCCTCGACCTCAGCTTGTGGATAGCTTGGTGGATTGTGTGTGGACAGACGCTCGTCCGGACCGTCCAGCACGACGACGTTGGCGTCCTCCATCAGCCGGGAGATGATCCGCCCATAGCCTCGCTCGTCCAGCTCCCGGACCGAGTAGTTGGTCGTCACCACGGTGACCAGCTTGGCGTTGTACCGGTGGTTGACGAGGACGTACAGCCGGTCGAAGACCCACTCGGTCGGCTTCTCCGCGCCGAGGTCGTCGAGGACCAACAGCGGGACGTCCATCAGCCGGGCCATCGGATCGTCGGCCTCGGCGTAGCGGATGGTCCCCCGCACGGCGTCGAGGAGCTCAGGCACGACCACGAACAGGCCACGAGGCAGGACGTACGGGCTGATAAGCCGGTCGCCCTCCGCCAGCAGGGCCAGCGCCGACACCACGAGGTGGGTCTTGCCGGTGCCGGTTGGACCGGTCAGGACGAGGCTGGCGTAGCCGGTGACCACCCGCTCAACGCCCTGCACCGCCAACGCCTGATCGGGTCGGTTGACCCGGTAGGTCCGGAGCCGGTGGCCGAGGAAGCGGGGCGGGACGCCGGCCTTCTCGAGCTGCTCGCCGACCGCGATCTGTGGGGTCGGAATGTGGATAGGCTGTGGACTGATGTCGCTGGCGTCGAGGGTCATAGCGTCGCCCCCCGGAACAGCCAGATGCACAGCAGGCCGATGCCCACCAACCACGGCACGACGAGGACGACGAAGACCGCGGCGTAGCCGATGGCCTGCATCCAGCCTACGGACGTCGTCTTGATGGGGCCGGGGTCACCCGGCTGAATCTGTCCGGGCTTGGGTCTGGGGTCCATGTCCTACTCCTCGCCACACGGCCAGCGCCGACGCGTGTCGGGCCTTCCGGGTGGCCTGAACGTATCCGACCTTCTCGATGATACCGGCCTTCCGAGCCGAGATGAGGGCAGCCCCCATCGCGTTCGGTCGGTCGGGTCGCCCGGTCAGGGAGGCGACGTCCTCGGCGGTGAACGGTTGGTCGAGACGGGCCAGCGAGCGGATCGCCTCGGTCGCCCGGGCGAGGAACTGCGGGCTGGCAGCCGCGACCTGAGACACGCCGCGATCCCGAAGCCCGGCACCAGTGACAGGCTCCGGGGCGCGGCGAAGAGATGGGGGTGCCGACTGTTCGCGGGCGATCCCGGTGTGGGGATCGATCGGCACCCCGCTGAGGTCCCCCTCGATCGCGCCGAGGAGGGTGGTCTGGCGGAGGTGGGCGGTGCTAGGACGAGGCACGGGGGACCTCTTCGTAGCTGGCCTTGAAGACGTCGCCATCGATCGGGTACATCTCGCCGTGGACGCCCACCGCGAGGTAGTCGCCGGCCTTGCCGGTGTGCAGACCCTCGAGAGTCTCGACCTCGAAGTCCTCCATGATCCGGGTGGCGTAGATGGTCGTCGTCTTCCGGAACTCGTAGAACATCCGGAGATCGGAGGCGGTCCCGACACGATCGCCCAGCTCACCCAGCAGGACCATCCGGTCCAGTGTCGGCGACTGCTCGATCGCCCGACGCCGCGCCGGGAACTTCTGTCCGTCAAACCGGATCACAGGTCTGGATCCATGGTCTTCAGCACCTTCGCTCGCTCGTCCTCACGGACCAGCTTCAGGAGGCTCTTCATCATCCGATCGCGGTCCTTCGAGTCGCCCACGAGGGCTCGCCGGAGGTACTGGATCGTCTTCTCGGTGCGTGGAGGCATGGCTAGAACGGAATGTCGTCGATGTCGACGGCCTCGGTGGTCCGGGCCGGAGAGCCCAGCCCGACGGGGACCTCGCCCTCCCGGACGACGGTCCCGCCACCGGTGGCCTGCTCGAGCTGGGCATCGGTCAGGGTGGACTGCGGCCGGTCGAACTGGAGATCCTCGTCGCCGGTCTTCTCCCGACGACCGAGGATGACCACGCCCTGAGCTCGGACTTCGAGGCTGGCACCGGTCGTGCCGTCCTGTCGGCTGTAGGTGCGGACCGGCTTGACCCGGCCGGTGACGAGGACCGCGTCGCCCTTCTTGGCTCGCTCGGCAACCCGCTCGGCGAGCTGGTCCCAGCAGTCGACTCGGAACCAGACGGTCTCCTCCGCCCAGCCGGTGTCCTTGCTCTGGTCCGGCCATGCCCGGGTGACGGCCACGCTGAGGTTCGTGACCGCCTTCCCATCGGGCGTGTACCGGAGCTCGGGATCGCCCCCGAGGTTGCCGAGGATGGTGAGTTGATTGAGTGATGGCACGAGGTTCGGCTCCTTCTGGCTGCTCTAGCCGGATTCTACTCTGTTGGCGCGGTGTCGGGGACCTGATTGGCCGCGTCGATCAGCCGACGGAGACTCTCCGGCGGGGCGTCCATGAACGAAGCAAGGCCCTTGCCCTTCAGGAACTCCTGCGGGTCCCGACCCAGCAGGCTGAGGGCCGAGAACGCCGCCTCGGCCAACGCCGGGGTGGTGTGGTCGGTGATCGCCCCCGCGGCATCGGAGGCCGCGGCCTCGGCATCGTCGACGACGACCCGCTCGGCCTTGCCCTTCAGCTTGAGGGCCGGCCCGAAGACGTTGGCCCACGTCGGGTCCGGGATGCGGGCGTTCAGGCCATGGATCCCCAGCCGGTCCTTCTCGACGATCGCGATCCGGCTGCCGCTGTCGGTCGCCAGTCGGATCTTCATGTCGACGTAGTAGCCCGAACCGGTGGCCGCGTCAGCCTTGACCCCGACCTTCTCGGTCTCCCCGCCGCGACGGATGACGTCGTCCTTCTCGCGAGCGATCAGCATGACGTGCATCGGCAGGCCGGTGATCGCGTTCATGAGCTGCTTGTACAGGGCCCGGATGCGACCCCAGTCCATCCACTCTAGGTCGGCGTCCTCGACCGCCACGTTGCGCTTCTGGGCTCGCCGCTGGCGGGCGGCCTCCTGCAGCACCTCGTACACCACGGTGACCGGGTCGATCATGAACGTCTCGTACTCGCCGGGGCTCCGACCGAGGAACTCAATCGCGCTCTTGATCTCGAGGTAGCTCTTGGCGGGCAGGACGTCGAACTCACTGATCCCCGGTCGGCCGGCGAAGAACGAGGTGCCACCCTCGGCGTCGACGACCGCGATCTTGCCCGGGGCGGATAGGCCGAGATGGGTCTTCCCGATGCCCTCGGCACCGAAGATCATGGCCTTCACGAGCGGCTTGGCCTGCGCGGCAGGCTTGAACGGGTTAGCTGTCTTGGGAGACATCGGAGGCGGTTCCTTCCTCGAACTCGGTGCCGATCCACGCCGGGCACGTCGGCTTCGCAGGGCAATCATGACAGGCCCACGGGTGGCTCCGGCCCTGCGTCAGGTGGAGCCCGGTCT